CAACAGTCGAGCGCGGTGGGTAGTCTAGAGACCACGACCAGGGTATATCTTTTAATCCTAGGGGACACAGACAATCCCCTATGGACTATCTTAGTGGCCTAGGATCAACCAGCCGCCTTGACCTTTTCCGCCAGCTTAAGAGCGGCTTGCTCACGAGCAGCCTTCATCTTAGCCTTTGTTTCTTCGGTCACAGGCGGACGCTCAATCTTGGCAGCGTCAAATGCCTTAACGATGTCTTCCTTATTCGCCTTCATCCAGTCGGCCAGTTGCTGATCGCCATTGGCAACCTTCAACAGAGCTTCATCAACCAGATAACCACGGAGATGCTCCGAGGCTTCCTTCTGAGTTTCAAAGACCTTACCGTCCGGCGTTTGGAATTGAGAAAGCTTCTTAAACAGCGGCTTCTTCTTCGCCTTGCCAGCTTCTTCGGTCTTCGCAACTTCAGTATTTTCCGACATGTTATTTCCTTAGATGTGTGAGATTCATTTATTGTCTCACATTATGTTCTACTTCCCGTGTAGAACAAACGGTACAAATACATCAGATAATACGAATAGGGGCCAATATGGGTAAATCCGTCTCGCTCCTAAAGGATTGTACTTGGGCAATCAATACCTCTGAATTTGGGTAATTCGCAACTGGAGTTCACAGGATGAATCCCGTTGAGCCAGACTGCTTACTTACATACGTCCGATCAGTATTGATTAGCACAGGGAGCATCCGCTAGCCGTGCGGCCATTGGCCACCCCTGCACCTACCCATATTGGGTTAATTTAACGGGTTCCCGTTTTACTGGCCCCTGCCCGGAAACTGCCCACCCGTATGGGAGGGTACTACCACCCTTCAGCGGATGCCAGAGGGAGGCACCTTGCAGACCTGCAGCATGGTCTCGTGCTCTTTCCGGTGCAGGATCCAGGCCTGGGCGTGGTCAGCCTCGGCCACCTGCAACCGCATTTGAGCCTTCTCGAATGCTGCTTGGGCACTCTGTAATTCATGTGTACAGCTCACAAGATGTTCTTGGGCTGGGCTCATTTGTTTTAGTTCCTTTTTAACGGCCATTTAGAAATTCCTTAGTTGTAGTTACTATAGCTACAATAGCTTCTTTTTCATCCTTAACAAATGCGTAGATCTTAGGGATGAAGTAAACAGGGATGAATGTATATTCATTACTATAGTATCTGCCATGTGTCTCAGCAGCTGTCTGTGCTAATGCCAGGGGATCATCACCTGAGAAGTCTAGAGTATTCCTAAACTCATCTCCTACAGCATACCCGGCAATTCTACAATTGAACGAACATATATATTTCTTAGTTGGTTCGTTTATTTGCATTTCTTCACCCCTTGTGGATTGAATTTCACCTTACCATTCTTATACTCTGCAATTACCCGATGATTAGGTAATGTATAGTAGTAAGCAGAAGTAATAGGGTCAGCTCTCCACTGAGGTGAGAATTTCTTTGTAGTTATAAAATCAGGATTCTGAAGCCTTGACTTTAAACTTTTTACGTATATCGCTAATTCCTTTAGTTGATAATGATTGTCTTCATGTTGTCTTAACAGGGACTTTATTTCTTCATCTTTGTCGAGAAGTTCTTGTGTCCTCTTTTTATCTTCAGCGAGTTGGTCTTTGAACGCACTATACTCTTCTTCACGTTCTTTAACAAAGTCAATAACAGTTGTTCTTTGGTCAACTACATTACGAGTAGTAAACTTGTGCCACCATGCCTTAAATTTCAACCACCATTTCCTTAGCATAATGAACTTTCATTGGATGGTGCCCCTGGCCAGAATCGAACTGGCACGCCTAAAGGCGAGGGATTTTAAGTCCCTTGTGTCTACCGATTTCACCACAGGGGCATTATTCAGCCGAGCTGCGGATGTAACACCTTTAGTAGGCCACCTTTAATGTGCCAATCCTTCATCTTGAGTTCACTACCCCAAGAGATTTGTGGCATTTCACAATGAAAGAATGACACATATACAGCTAGTAATTCTAGGTTTGTGTCATCTGCATATGCAAAGGCTTGAGACAGATTATTACAAATCACTGCCTGAAGAAACTTTCCAGGTAAAATTCCATGATTTGCATAATTGATAAGACCAGAGTACATGTACCGAGGGATCTGTTTTCCTTGATATTTAAAGTCATTCAGATCGCCTTCAGTTAAACCATTAAGGCTAATCACGCGGACCTCCATAGTGTTCATCGAGCTTCTCAATGATCTCTTTGGCAGTATCAACCCATGCAGGTCCATCAATGATACTACCTTCCATTTGTTCTAGTACCCGCTCTTCATTCTTGATGATTTCTCGAGCGTAACGATCAATTGCTGTAATAATGAAGATTTGAGCCATTGCACCTCTACGGCTAAACTCCATCATCTTTGTTATGATTTCTACATTTGTAGGTTGATTATGCATGCTTAAGCCTCTTCAATCGTTTAGCTAAGCGCTTCTTCTCAGCATCTTGTAGCGCTTCTTCTTTGTATTGTTCATCTACACCCTTAGAAATAGGAGCGACATCATGAATCTTGTCGCCAGGGAGTAGATCACTTAACAGTGGCATTATTGCAGCTAACATTGTATTACGGCGATTCTGAGGCTTCATTATTCTCTACCTCTTGTAATTGTTCTGTCATTAGTGTTGCACCATACTTTAGACCTTCTTTGAGGCCAGTATAATAAGCATGGTAGATCATCTTCTCAATGGCATTTACATCTTTTGAATCTTTTAGAGGCACAGAGATAAACCCTGCATCTACAAGATTCCATGTAGCGATACCTGCTGTATTTACAGGGTCTACCGAGTCATAACGCCAAGAATACGAGATGATACATTTATCTAAGATATTCATGAGAACTTCCGTTCTTCTTTATATTTATTTTTAACTTTCATAAACAGTTTTGAATTGTGAACAATGACATCTAGCCTTGCTGTTTCAGGATCAAGATGTCTGTACAGGAACACCCTACTCCTTCCTTCATCAACGCTAGTAAAGAATGCAAATACACAGCATTGCTCATCATAGTGCATTATTGCTTTCTTCTCATCGCACAAGTACTTTGTGTTACCCGTCATCAGTAGCCTACCTTGTTGCCATACTACATTACTGAATTCCTCCCGACGGTCTATAGCATTCACAGATACCCTTTCTTAACTAGCTCTAGATATAGCCAGTGTGTCGCAAGAAGGAGTACAGCAGCGGTTAGAATCCCTAAGAGATACCATACAATAAATGAATCTACAAGGTCTCTAAACCTTCGCCTAAACTTCTCTTTCTTGTGGGTTATCTCTAGATTGATTTTATCATGATGTCGTGTATATGCTTCATGAATGATTGTAGTGATGCCCTTGGTCATCTAAGCCTCATCGTCGAGCAGATCCTCCATATCGTATCCGTTGATTGATGACAAAGCATCAGCCAAGAATACACCATAATCGACAGGCAGCGAATCATTGTACTTCTCTTGGTTAAGAAGGTCTTGGAGATAAGCGGTATCTATCCCCATAAGCTGCTCTTTCAAGTCCTTGTAGGTCTTGATTTCTAATCTCACAATACTAAGGGAGATATGCATAATAGTACTACCAGGACAAGTGTAACCCCTTGCCATGTACTTCTTCGTACGATACATTGCACAAATCGGGTACTTTGATTTGCCACAGTATACAAGCCTCCTTGCTGCTACATCTTGGAAGAACCTATCTCCAAACTCAAATTGTCTATAGATAAAATCGTAGGAACCTTGGACAATAGTAAAATCAAACCAGTCAAAAATCTCTCGTGGAGAGCCAATGAACCTGGTTATTAATTGCACATGAAATACAGACCTTGATCCATGTGCCTTACGCTTCCAAGATATTGCATTTGGAGATTTGAAGTATGGCTCACCAAAGTACTTAGTGAATATGGCAATGCATTCATCTTTTGTTTCTGGATAGGCCATGTAGAAGTCTAGATCTTTTACACCCCTACCAGTAAAAATTGAATTGATAGCTCCACCTGCTAATTGTAAGCCAAGGTAGGAGAAGCGATTGTAAAGATCTTCTAGTGTATTTGTATTAAATGCAAATGCAGCATCAGGGTCTTGATAGTCTCGGCTTAACGGGTCATCATGCGCACGGCTACCGATGAAATAATTATAAACTACATCATCCAGTATTTTCTTCTCTTTGTTGAAGTTCATCGCCGTCCTTATCTAGGGGTAATGGTAGTTGTTTGGCCTTGAATATAATTTCTTCAAGCTGCTTCAATACATTTTCTCGACTACCCTTTAAACCCAAGAGTGTCTTTATGGAGACGTACGCTGAAGGGCTGCGTGACCTCGTCATTCCTTTTATCTCTAGCTTCAGGGCACCCTTCAGGATACATAATCGAGCAAGTGATATCTGGTTCCCTACTAGTGTAACCGGTTGGTTTGTCATCTAAGGTACCTAATGCTTTTGATCTACTCATATAGTAATCAATCCGCTTGAGCTTCTCTAAACGTAATTTTGTGTAGAGGGATTGATCGACCTTGTCAAATACGCCTTCTTGTCTAAGCAATGAAACAATTGTGTCATAGTCTACAATTTCATGAAATAGTCTTTCTGCATTGCTTTGACCATATTCATCAGATACATGATCTACACCAAATCGTAGCAGCTTACTACAGTTCTGTGCTACCTCTGAAGCCTCTTCCATAAGTAGCAACAATAACATCTGTTGTCTATTCAAGAGGTTTCTCCGTAATAATGAAGCATCCAGTATTACCGCCGCGGTCGTCTACAATAGAGATTTTAGGCATTGGTGTACTACGCATATCATGGTGAGCCATAATATTACTTACTACACCCAGTACACTCTCTTTGTTATCTGCAAAGTAGCTACTTGATTTCTTTTTCTTTATATTAGTAAAAAGCTTAGTTACAAAATGAGTTGTAAAGTGATGGTCTAATGGCTCTTGTTCCATGAATGAAATCTTACCATTATTCTTGTCACGCAGCATGTATGCAATAGGTTTCATATTTTCTCTTCCTTATTGAAATGCTTATAAAGGAATTCAATTAGAGTACCCTTGTCAACGATACATCCGCCCATATTATTGAACACTAATGTATCGGCTGCACACATGGCACGACCATACTGAGGATCGAATGCTTCCCGTACAATCCAACCATTTTCTGCTTCTACAATGAGGATGTCAGCTCTACTTCTCATCTGGAAGTGCCCTCTTCAAATCAGCAATTTGATATTGCAACTCACGAATCACTTGATTAAGCTCAGTGACATGTTGCTCAAGCCTCTTTACCCTCTGTAATGCCTCCCTCAAAGCTTCTGCAACTTGCATCACATATCCTCCGTTGTACGCCATCCTACGAATCTAGGGAAGCGTGGTTTGTCTTTAACACCAAATGGAAAATGTCTAAACTTAAGTATCTTGCCTTCATACAACTCTTGATTATTCCAAATTACTTCACGTTCAGTATGATCAAGTACACCCGGAGGTACCTCTATCTCCATACCATTAAAGCTACAAATAAACTTACCAAGAGTACCAGCAGCAAACATTCCTTCCATCCGTTTACTACGCTTAGCATTTCCGAGATTATCTCGAATATCTTCATTGTAATTGTCCATGGCCTCAATGAAGCCGATAATTACTGCTTCATCATCCTGGAATCTTTTGAGCTTCTTGATAATATTCTGACGCCAAGTAGCTCTGCCATTTTTGTAGATACCTTTAGGGTTACGAAGCATAATACCTTCATAACCTAGCAATAAACAGTCTTCTTCAAATATCATTAGCTGCTCTTTACTATTTACTACGGTATGCGGTACCAGCTGTAACCGAGGATATCCTAACAGAAACGTATTTATCCTATCGGCTGCAAGCTGAAATCTCTCTTCAAATGGACGATCCAAGTATCCCGGTTCAGTCCAGTCAAAGACATAGTACCTGAGGTCTGGGAAATACTTATCCCTAGACATGACCATTGATTGAGTCCGATTGTATACATCGGGTTCTGTAGGATTGCCTGCAATAAGTTCGCCATCAAAGTGCTCCAGGCCACCGAATACTTCATGTGCTTGCATAGAAGGCAAATCAATGTATTTCCTTGACTTGCATCTGCCTTCTTTAATTACACACCTGATCCCATCGAGCTTGGGAGAAGCCAACATTGGGTATGTCAGCTCGTCCCAATATTTCTCATAGCTCATAGGATCTTCTCTAGGAGAGAGAAGAACTTTGAACATTAGTCACCTGTCCGGATATGATGTTTGGACATGCCACTTGATGATACCCATTTCATGGGCCTTACTAACAACCCTCGCTACTTTATCAACTTCTTTCTCAAGACCTAGGGCAATCTGATGAAGAAGATCACTACTAGTCCCGTTAGAGAAGTTAACATTATCAAGCAGTGTCTCTAGATCGATTTTGATCTTCATTTGTTTTCCCGTTTAAGAGTCGTTCTTCACGCATCCGATCACGTAGCATATCGGCTGCTTCTGCCATTCGTTCAGCGTAACCTGTCTTCTTGTGTTCTGGTAAACCTTCTTCTGCTTCTGCTAACTTCTCTGCTTGCATTTCTTCATCACAGGATCGGCATCTTTTAGTTTTACCTGATCCCTTACTCCCAATCACTGCTTTTATTTTATTACATATCTTGCATAGAAATGTAGGATATGTACAAGCTGTACCACTATGGGTAGTCCTTCGATACGCTTCTAGACTATCAGCTTGATAATGATTAGCACACATAGCACCACGACGAATGCTGCTCACTTTATTTATTCCTTTTGGTTAGAAGTGAGTTCCATCAGAAAGGTCTCCGCCATAGTCCTCATCAGTTCCCCAACCGGCGGAAGCTAGGGCTGTTGCTGCATCACCATCTAAGTCATCATAATGATCAGGAGTACCGTCTGCATCATTCCAATTATCTACATCATTGAATAGATTTAAAAGGTTCTCCAGATTTTTAACAACATGTCGTGCAAGGATAAAATCAGGAGTATGAAGTATATTATCAATACTATGGCTATTAATGACAGCAATAAGCTCTGTCTCAAATTCATCAAGGATCTTCCTGTGTTCACGTTGTATCATGATCCACAACCTCCACTAAAAGGTATTTAGATACTTTTGTAACTAGCTCTTCTCCTTCTACCTCATCTAGATACCTACGAACAACTATTGAAGCAGCTTTCATAGGTGTACATGTTATCTCTATAGAGTACACATTCTTTACTGGAATCTTTAGGATATCACATACAATCTCTGCAAGCCTATTACCTGTGAGGATCATATATTTCCCTAAATAGGCCACCGCACAATTAAGCCAGTTGATGTTGAATCTATCACTAACGAGATTCCTATTATAGCAAATATAATGAGTGCAATGGCGAGGACAAAGATAAATATGTCATCGCGCTTGTTCATTATTTTTCCTTGAAGTCTTCTTCGAATAATACAAATCTAGTTTGCTCTAATAATTCACCCCACCCATCCTCACTCATTTCTGTACCTTGATGGAATAGAAAGAGTAATCTACGTAACTTATTATTTTCTTGCTCAGCGAGGTCTCTATGTTTAAGAGCTAGATCAGCAGTGCCATTAGCCAAATACCAACCTTCCTTAGCCTCTTTTAGTCTTGACTCATATTCTGCTATAGTCATATCTAACGTTTCTTTAGGTATCATCATGGGTTGAACCTGTCAATAAGTATTTGCAGCTTATCAGTTGCATCGCATATACGTCGTTGTATTATCATTAAATGTTCATGTGTATACGACATACCACTCTGCATTACTTTAGGAGCCATAGAAGGCTCTTCTGCGGGATACAAAGACAACACTGGTTGAAGATGATCAGTCAATACTGCAATCTTCTTTTCATGTGATTCTAGTGCATATCCTAATTGATCTACTAAATTTGTAACACCATCAGGGTTTCTATCTGCTTCTTTAGGAGCTGTTGCTCTAAGAGGCTTGTCTTGATTGTAACTAACGTGATTCATTTATTTCCTTTGACTATTAATGCTTCTTCACGAAGAAGGTCTTGTAATCGTTGAATCGTTGCCCATTTACCACTTGGAAAGTATTTTGGTAGATCAGACTCAATCTCAAGTCGGTATACTAGCCAGGCTACTAACTCTGGCTCCATGTATGGCTGAATATCTGCCCAATCATTAGTTAATGAAAGCTCTTCTAAACCCTGGTAAGTCTTAGGTAATAGTCCTTTCATATAAATACTCATGATTTCTCCCGTTTGAAAATTTAGGGGTACCCCGAAGGATACCCCTGTCTCCGGTTACTTAACTGGACACATACCACCTGCACATTCATCTGCACCTTCGAATACTGCCTGATCAACTGAAGTGATCAATACAGTAGACTTAACTAAAGCATTATATTGCTCTTTAGTAATTTCTTCATACGGTGCTTGTTTGAAGCCATGCCCTGAGTGTAGCAGAAAGCTCAGGGATTTGAAGCCATTCTTGAAGTTCTTAGATAGATACTCCCTAATAGCAGGAAGCTCTTCTAATTTATAGTATACAGTACAGCTGACAGAATTGTCAGACCATTCTTGTTGCATACGCTTGATCTCTTTCAGCTGATCAATAGCTGTAAGGTCTCGAGCTAGCATAGTACCTTTTGGATACGCGAATGGGAATGAGACTACCATTGTGTTGTAGTCTTCAGTACCATCTAAGTTCAGCCGATACTCTACAGGATATCCGTGATCCTTACAAACCTGAACCAGAGGATGTCCATTGGCAACCTGAATACGCCGTATCATGTATTGGGCGTAACCAGCATGTATACCAGGTGTTACCCCAGGGAGTAACGAAAGAGTACCAGACGGCTTCACAGTAGTCAGCTTTATCGAAATAGGCCATCCACGCTCCTTAGAGTATTTGATGTCATACTGACGAAGATAGATGTAGCAATCGCTTAACCATTCCCGTTGTGTCTTAGTTGCTTGCAGTACACCTGTCATACCGATACCCATACGCATATTCTTATGGACAACAGCATTTGTTTCAGGATGATGGGCATTCAAAGCCAATGAGTGCTTACAAATCCTGTACAGATAAGTGACTACATTAAATAGTTCTGTCTTTGACTTGATATTTGGAAGGAATACCTCAGCTAAGCAACATGTCTCATACGGTTCAAGAGATTGCTCAGCACAGGGATTGAATCCTTCAATTCCAGGGTCTGGATATCCTGTCTCTCCAAGTCTTCCAACTTTCTTAGAAAGCTTAAGGTTAATGAGTCCATAAGGCTCTCCTTTTCCTTCGTAGCCATCCCAAAAGTATTCGTGGAGGTCTCGAGTGTCGTCACAGACAACACTATTGTTTGACATTGCCCTCCAGGAAGGAATGTTACCCAGGTCCCATCTTTTGGCAAGGAGGAACTCGATATCATCTGCATCTCCAATTGCAATTTGAGCTGAGCGTCGAACATTACCTGCCACAATGATGTGGCCTATAATATTCATGATATCTAGGCAATCTATTGGTCTGACTTTCCTACCTGCACGTTTGAGGAGAATCTTGGAGATTTCTCCAATACCCCAACAAAGATCTTCAGGGCCGCTTGCGACACCTCCAAATCCTTTGATAGGGCTGCCTTTCCCTCTAACAACCTGAGTAGAGTAAGTAAAAGTTCCTTTTTCTTCCCTTGCGGAAAGGAATGCTGCTTTAAGTGTTTTTGCAAGGAATCTAACCCACCCTTCCCTGCTATCAGGGATAATAAAATCTGCTCCTCCGTGGTCCACTCTCGTGGGCGGCTTGAACCACTCTCTGACTGCGGGTAATTTATCGACATGTTTATGTTGAATGTTATAACCAACACCGCTACCCAGGGCAAGCATATCCATTGTCCAGGTGAATGGAACAATAGGATTATCTACAACTGTAAATGCACAGTTTTGTAATGATGCAAGCCCTAACCGTCCTACTGTCTTAGTGCCTAACTGCCACCAGAATCGACCAGCTACACTTCCCTTTAATTGGAGCAGGTAAGTCCTTAGCTGTTCCTTTTCTGACTTAGAAAACCCAACCTTCAGTTGTGTATCACATGCTTCTAACACACGATCTACAGTATCTGGAAACTCTTCAGTAGGTGACCCTTCAGGATCATTCTCATTGAGCTTCCGAGAGTAGGTTCTTTTATAAGTCAAGTAACCTACAGTAGACCAGGGTGTTACGATGTTTTTATTATTGTCCAACTGAAACTCCCGTTACCTATAGTACATCAAACTGTTCCATAGGTTTAGTGTCAATACCACCGAGACGTCCTGTTTGATAATTATAGTAAGCCCCGGTAACCGGTCCTGTTAAGCCTGTGTATCTAGACTTGAGGACACTCATTATAATTGTGTTTCTTTCAATGTCTTCTTCAGCTGTCATATTCCTGGCGAAAGCAATGATATCAAAACTCACTTGCTTAATTGAACCACTGCCACGAATATCATCAATAGAGGGCAATCTTCCATCTTCAAAAGACTTACCACCTGTTGGAGCTTTACGAAGGTGTGATACTAGACCAACCCAAACTGGATGCTTCTTGACAAGTCTCAACAGATCATTCATAACCTTGTCAATTGCCTCATTACCAGTTAATCCTTCAGACCCCTCAGAAACAAGGATCGTTATGTGATCAATGAATAGATGAGTACATCCCATCAGTGCCATATACTCGAGTTTGTCTACTATAGAGGAATCCTTGATCGACCCCTGGTGATCTAGTAGAATTACCCGATCATCACCAAACACCTTATCAAAACCTGGCTTTAAGTCTTCAATAGAGATTTCCTCATTTGCAGGATTCCTATTGATAGCCATACCGCTAAGCTTCCTGGCCGTCTCAGCGGGAGATTCTTCAAGAGATACAATACCACATTTAGCCGTTGGTACTGTTTCAAGAAGATGCAGTTCTATCTCCCGCATAATTGTACTCTTACCTGAACCTGTACCGGAGATGAATAATGCTATCTCACCTTCACGCATACCTTTAAGCTTGGTATTTACTCCGGATAAGCACTCCGGATACGGTATGGATTCTTTACTATTGTACTCAGTAAGAGCTTTCCAGAGTTCATCCTTCTGTATGATTCCAGCAGGAGACCACTGTGTTGCATCCCAGATGCACTGAAGCAGGCGTTCAGAACCGTGCTTGAGTAGGACCTCATTAGCGTCCTTACACGGCAACTTTGTAATTTTAACCTTATCAATGCCAATGATCTTAATGCATTCATCAAGCGCCTTCTTCCCTGCTTCGTCTTCATCAAGGCACAGAACAACTTCTTGGAAGCTTCGAATCCAATCTCTGACGAGTAGAACTTGTTTGGTACCCGAGGATGACGGTAAAGATATAACGGGGTAAAACTTCTTGTACTTATCGAACGAAGCTTGCGCGACTGATAAGGCATCAATTTCTCCCTCAGTTATAACTAAGCGCTTACCACCCCCTTGGAACTTGTTTTTGCCAAAGAGGCCGCCAGCTGTTCCAATTGTAGTAAACGTCTTTGGAAGCTTACGTACTTTATAGCAGGTCCCGTCTACTTCTCCGTATGGGTAATAGTGATGGTCAATGTTTCCTTCATGGTCAAAGGAGACTTTAACTCCATAGAACTCACAGACGGGAGTTGTAATTCCTCTGTCTTTGAATCCTCTCGAGCTATAACTGAAGATCTCTTTGAGTTCTGTTGAAACATCTTTTGTCTTGACCGCTTTTGGTGATTCATTCACTGTCTCCTCGCTTGCATCCGGTTTGAACCATGACTTGCAACTAAAGCAAAAAGAGGTCTTATCCTCATATATCTGCCGTGCGTCATGTGATCCACACTTAGGATTTAGGCAGGGTTGATTCTTGATTACTACCTTTCCCATGATTCGCCTTTAGATTTAGTATGGTGGCTCCTGTCGCTAGACAGTAGAGGCCAACTAAAATGTAATCCGATGAGTCCCACTTTAGTTTGTTTAGGACAATCATTACACCAGCACTTAGGAACAGAAATGAAGCAAGACAAAGAGTTAAACCAATCAGCTTAGACACCATAGATCTCCTGTACAGGAAATGCTTCTTTCTTTATAATTAAATCCAATCGTCGACGATGTCTTTCGGTAATCTTTTCCTTGGACACCCAGGACACCTTTTGACAGAGAAGGTTGTACCAGTCAGTGCGATAGTAAGGTGTCTCAGCATGCATAAGAGACCATGTCTCAGCATAGCTTAGACCTCCCCGTGTATGATACTCTTCGAGAACGATGAACTCAAAGTTCTCTTTTCCATACTCATGTATTTTGGCTGCAAGTTCTTTTGAGGAGGAAACGTACCATTGCCAATTGGATACAACACCCCGATTTTGTTTTCCATGACCAAGGAAGTGTTTCTTTCCGATATAGCTCCTGTCATGTACGCAATCTCGGATGCAATAGATGAAGCCAATTGCTCCAGACTGTCCGATCTCTTCCTCAAAGATCCAGTGTCCGTTTCCACTATAATCTTTACGGTTAGTTCTAGTTCTAGCAATGGGTTTGACATCTAAGGTTACCTCTGTCTTAACCGTTATGGGTTTTATTAGGGCGTTAAGTTCAGCTCTTGTAACCATTCGGACACACTCCACCAATCTTCAGGATATTTTTGTAGGTATAGCATTTTCCCGTTTGATAGGAGGTAGTTTCTCCAATCATCCTCATATACTAATTTGTAACAATCAATGACTTCCCTTTTAAACTCCTCTTCTTTCGTACAACCTGCGAGTAGCTTAACAGCCTTTTTGGGACCAATCGAAGGTAACCCCGGAACATTATCAGTCGGGTCCCCCGATAATAATTGCTGATAAAACAGACGTAACGCTTCTTCTTCTGATACTTCACTGAAGGTATTCTCCTTCATGTGATAATGAGCACCAGGAATACATCTCAGATCTTTATCTATTGAGCAAATGACATAGCGTTCACCTGCTAGTCTACATTGCTCTGCCCATATTCGAAGCATGTCATCTGCTTCTCTGAAAGTCGCTCTGATGGCCATTCCCTCATCAACTGCGCGGCTACGGATAGCAGGAACAATGAGATTCCTAAGACCATCAGGTTTGTGCCTGTGCGCTTTGTATTCAGGGTAGATAATATCTCTGAAATTCGTATCATCTTTTACCGCCATTAAATAGTCAGTTGCAAATGTTACTTCGAGTAAACTATGAATTAATTCTGTGAAGTGGACCCAAGAGTCCATCAAGTATTCAGCATCTTCTTCTTGAGAGTACTCTGGCTTCTTTCCATCAAATGCATATAGATCAAACCCTTCAACTTGTGACAGATTCTTGTACCTGCTTTTACAGGCAATATATGCTGCCACGTCACCGTCGATTAAGGCTATTGTCATTTCTTATTTTCTATCGCCTTCTTCAAGTTGAGATAATCTCTAAGATGCTCTTCAGAGATAGAGCAAACATACATGTCTTCTATACGTACAATCTTACTACCAGGAGCTCTTTCTAAACCTACTTCAGTTGTAGCAAACACATAACCCGCTACACCATCCCTATAGAGATAGTATTCCATTAGTATCGCTCCAAGGCAGTTACCATCTTTTGCACACTATAATCAGATAGTTTCTCAACCAGAGCAATAGTAACCATCTTTTCCATAGAGATAGCAACGGCTTCTCTAATGTGAATATCAAATTTCTCTTTAATTAATTCTTGTGCAACTACTCTGACATGGGCCTTTATAGCTTCTTCAACCGGGCTATTGTAACCACCTAAAGCTTTCTTAACTGAGTCTTCTACAACCTTGCCAAACCCAGATTTAAGAATAGTATCCTTGACTATACGCTCAATATCTTCTGGCGTAATATTTAATTCCATGTCATCCCTCTCGAATGAGAAAAAGGAGGGTGGACGGCCATTTGTACGACCCGAGGATCCTTTCCGGGCTGCTCCACATCCACCCCAAAAATACTACAAAGTACTACAAAGCTGGTGCCCCTACAAGGAGTTGAACCCTGGACCTACTGATTACAAATCAGTTGCTCTGCCTCTGAGCTACAGGGGCGAAACCTTATGGTTCTAAACGAACCGTAGACATATCAGGGACTTCCTTTATGTCTATCATTGCATCCCCATCAAAACAGTACTTCTTGAGATGTTTTAGAGTTTCCTCTTCAGTCCATGGATTTACAATATCCTTCTCATTCTCCTCTCGGAGTTCTTCAAATGCATCGTAGCTGATTGCTATCTGTGAATGCTTTGAGAATGCCTCCATGATGTCGAATGCTTCTACAAATTCGATTGTCAATTCATTATCAAAGAAACTAATGAATGCTACGGCATAATGTTTCATATAGAATTTAATGTTCCCGTTACAACAATAGAAACAAGTGTATGGCTTACCCTCTTCATCAAGGTCTTGATACCATGCACCGCCGCATTTAGGACAATCAGTTTGCCTTCTTTTTGGCATTTGCTTTCTCGATCTCTGCTTGTTGATGTGACCAGTACATCAGATCAAGAATTGTAGACTTACCTACATACTTTCCCGTTTCCGTTAGGTACCTTGCAACTAACACATCAAGTGCTGCATGCAAGAATTGCGCTTTAACTGTAGATGCATCAATCCGTCGTGTGCTCATTATATTTCCCGTTTAGTGGTGGGACCAAATGGACTTGAACCATTGACCCGTGAATTATGAGTTCACTGCTCTAACCAACTGAGCTATGGTCCCACTATTTCCCGTTACTTTTGTGGTTGACTCATAAGAAACCTTACGCAAGGCTTCTCTTTACGATCATTTGAGATCTTAACTTCAGCCAGTGCAGACATTACAGAAACTCTCATAAGTCCCAGAATAGCATTTGCATCCCGGCTTTGCACTTTTCCTTCAATACCAGCACGCATGACTTGTTGAGCCAAAATACGCATACCAAGTGCATCTTCATAATTAAAGTTCAAGGGAGATGCTTTTTCAGGAAGGATTTTGATAGACTGATTTTCAGACATGATGTTTAATCCTATGGGTTCTATTCAATATTCTGTTATCGGATACTCTTGATGCTGCAAGAGAATCCCTGTATACCTCTACCATTTCATCTGATATATCTTCATTAGTAATATGTATCTTGTATGTAACCTCCGCATTTTTCTTTATCAAAAATCTTACATAGCTGTCTACCAAGTTTTGAACACGATTTCTTGATAGCCGCTTTACTTGCTCTTTCCTACAAGTACTACATACCCTACGGCGAGATTTTCCATTAGGGGGTATAGAAGAATTACAGTGTTTACAAATCCCAGACTTCTTAATAAGACTATATCTTGCTCTGTCTTTTGCTCTGGTTCTCTCTTTAGTTTCTTCTAAACACTTATCACACCTTCTTCTAATTTCAGAACGTGGTCCGTTTTTGAGAAGTGCCCCACATTTGCATTTATGGAATTCTCCTCTACTTTTCCTTGACCAGATTCTTTGATATTCTCTTACTTTTTCTGGATTCGCTGCGAAAGCCTTTGCTCTATACTCTTTCATGCAATCTCTACAGCTGTAATGCAAACCAGTAGATGTTTGTCTACTTATAGAAAAGAACTTAATTAACCTATTCCTATTACATTTTGCACAGCGTTTTCTACCATTAATTATAGAATCCTTTTTACCTTGCATATCCATCCTCTTGGATTAATGTGAATGAGGGAACCGAAGTTCCCCCATCCATTCAGTTTACAGTTGGTACGTCGTTTTCTACTTTGTCCCGTTGTACTTCCATTGGAATGATCATTTGCAGCGCCTTTGTAACCCCAAGGATATGCTGCTCATCACCATTGATTAGTGTAGCAATTGCTCCCGTTTTAACATCCAGGATACCAGCCACAATAACGGCTTCAGGCATTGTATCGCGTGTAACCCGTTTAATCCTATCGATAAGCTTCTCGATAGTACGTAATTCGAATGTGTTAGGTATCGATCCATTCACTTGATCAGTCATTAGTATTCTCGATTTTTGTTAAGGCATGCTTTTTCAAAACTTCACACATGTAAACAACATCTGGTGCTGGCCCTATTTGAGCACCTTGCATCAGTCGAGATTGCTTATTGTAAAATGCAATAGCGACAGTATACTCAGGGAACTCAGAATCAACATATGCCTGTGTATCACTTATGAAATCACTTACTTCTTTATCTTTATCAGTGAACATCATACCAACTGTCTCCAATCTTACCTGCACCATCGAGAATTAACATGCCAAATGGCTTACCAGATTCTCTATATGCTTCAATAGAAATATCTAGTCCTCTTTGAGCATATTCCTCATCAGTCTCAATTTCAAACTCATCATGATACCAGATCAATGGCTCATATGGAATATTCTCCTTTTCCATCTTTTCTGCCATATACGCTACTGCAGCTTTACAACTAATCGCTTCGAATCTTTGAAGCAGATAATTTAAAGCTTTGTGACCTGAATCACAATAGATTCGACTGCCATCGATACCAGGTACATAGGCATCACCTTGTTGTTCAGTCTTGTAATATATCTTTGTTAATTTCTCCACTAGAGGCTCGAGCCCTGGGACTCTCTTAATAAACTCAGACTTCAGTTTATTACCAATCTTTTTATCTCTCTTACCTAATACAATCAGTGCAAGCTTTTCACCACCTGCACCAAATAGGAAAGCATAGATAAATGGTTTCGCTGTCTTACGTAGTACTTCCTGGTCAGCTTTCAAGACCTTCATTTCACGAAGAATTGCAGTTAAAACATCTGCGTTCTTCTGATGCACATCACCTGTCAATACGAGATTGGTATATTCGTCGTTTTGGAGGTAGTGGCATAAGGCTCTAAACTGATTTCCAGACGAGTCGGCTCCGATGATTCTCTTCCCGGGAGTTGCTCTAAATAGACTACGTATTTCTTTCCCCCATGGCTTATCTGCGCCAGGGGTATTAACGAGAAGATTGTGTCTTGCTCGCCCAGTCGGGGTTGCGAATGTAAAGCACGACCCATGCAGGCGGCTTTCTGCGTCAAGGCTTTCAAGCCATGTTCGCAGAATTCCAGCTCGAGACTTAGTCGTAGTGTAGTCATTAATTATTTCCCCATATTTACCAAGTGCAAGTAAGCTTTCTTCAGATAGCTTCGGACTTGTCTTGTACTTATTACCTTGTGCATCTTTGCCCCAATTCCAGTCATCAGGATCCCAACCAATACTGAATAAGAACCTTTTGACATCCTCCATATTGCTCATGTCAGGGTAGATGATATCGATACGACTGAATGGCCCATCAATGAGCCTATCTTCATCCTGGCCTGTCAATGGGTCAATATCGAACCACTTTGCTATATGGTGGTAGTAAGCCCCAGCTTTAGTCCATTTGGGCTCAACAAAAGGATACTCACCATTAGTGCTATCATGTGCTTTAATACGCAGAAGAAGCATAGGTTCAATGATTTCTTCTGTTCGCTTCATTTCTTCTTCCATAGCAGCTAGTAATTTAACACCAGCTTCTTTATCAAAGAGCCACCCTCTTTCTTCAGCACGGGCACAGAACTTAGCAACTGCGTGCTCATTTTTAACAGCTAGTTTAATTTGGGGTGATCTCGAAGCTACTGCCTGGAGTTCAGCTATAAGGTAGTTGTATACCTTAACTGTAAGTCTTACGTCTTGGATACAATACTCGAGCATTGCAGGAGTATACTGAGAGAAATCAGTCCACTCACCTTTAGCATCACCAAGGAACAAACCCCACTGATGTAAAGAATGCCCTTTAGTTCCGAACCTTCTATAGTTCAGACACTGCGATAACAGCATGGTATCGATGATCTGTGTCTTCTTCTTTGGTACCCATCCTGTTATTTTCTTCAAAACCATCAGGTCATATCCAATGATATTGTGACCTGCAATCATATCTGCATCATCCAGCAGAATCTGCCAACCTGCGTCTCCCTCCAAGAATGTACTTTCTTCTTTTGTCGACAGGTTGTATATCTGCACAATCCAAATATGTGTTACAGCTGCATATAAAGCATTTGCTTCAATGTCAACCACATACTTATTCACATCCCTCTTTCCTTAGTATTTGCCGAACATCAGCTACATGAATCGGCTTTCTACCATTGGACATATATGCAATGATATAATCGAGGTACCACTTTGCCTTTTTGTACTCTTGGAGCATATCATCCTTCTTACCATTACGAACGAGATACTTGAATGTACAATACAGCATAGCACCTTCGAAAGGATCTTTGCACTGTTTCAGCATATGCTGCATCATCTCAGCGAATTGCATATTGGGAACGATATCTTTATAATGTGCAGGATTGATATGATCTTTATGCTCTTGCGCTGCTTGCTCTATCTTAAGGGAAATTTCATTACATGGATTAGTATACCTAATATCTGTATGTTTACCATCTTTGTAATCTGCACCCCAAAGTTTTTCATCAATAGCAGCTGTAAAGGGCTCAGGTTCACCTAATCCAATGAGAGGTTCACTCTTCTTTAATGGCTTCCAAGCATAATCGCGTTCCAGCTTAGTTTGCCATCCTTCAAGATCAATCTGATCACGTAATGTAGCTACTATTGTATTCTTTTCATTGTCATACACTTCAATGTAACCACCCTCATATATCATCAAAGGTGCATGACCAACGCTTACATCTTTACGAACCATATTTGCATCGTAAGTGGTGTATGTATAACGCATGTGTTCCCTATTTGGATGTGTCCCGGAAACTTCTTCGGATGATACGCTGTTTAACAGCCTCTAAAGCAATGATCATTCGGTTGTAATCCGTGCTAGTAGGATTGAGACCTAATGACTTAACCACAATTGAATTAATCTTTTTTACAATATCTTCTTCAACTCCTACTTTCACTTCGCGCATGCCTTTCCTTTAAGGGGAGGCAGCTAGCACTACCTCCCCAGAGGTAACTAGTTAGAAGGGAGGTGCATCATCGTCATGATCCGGAGGATCGATGGTTTCAGTTTCAACTTCATCAAAGTCTTCCCTAGGTTTGGGCACGTATACAAGATGCTTTACTAGTTGAACTGCCATAAGAATACTGGCAGTCTTTTTAGTACCGGCACTATCATACTCGTATTGAAACAAACGAATATTAGCGATACTACCATTTCCAATACTATTGGGATCAACATCCTGATGCTTGCCATCAATTAGTTTAACAGGTGCTACAGGGGTGCCATCAGCCTTCTTACTCTTCTTCTTGAGGTTAACACGATAGTATGTGTTCCCTTCCTTATCCTCAACAAGTTTAGGTTGTAGTCCGGCTTCTTCCCATTCTTTCTTTTGGGCCTTATCCTTGGTCCTGATTTGAACTTCCCAAGTAGGCGCTTCTTTATTAAAGGAAGCGTTTGGCCGCTTTGGATCCAGGCGGCAATGATGGATCTCTACGTTCTTAATAATCGCCATTATATCCTCAGATTTTCCATTCAGTTAGGTGAAGGGTTAATTTAACGGGTTCACCCTAGGGCTTCAAGTTCTTTCTTTGTTGCTTCCAACCTCTCTTCATAATATTTCAGATTACCTTGTAGACACTCCTGCTTAGACTTCTTTGACGGTGTAATATCACCAGAACTAATAAACTTGAATCCAAGCTCATACTCTGTATCTGAGTATTGATACTTGCCATCAACATAATTCTCAGAAACAATACGAGCTCCATTCAGATATTGCAGCGCTTCAATTGGTAGAAGCAGATTATTACTATACACTGCTGAGATAACAATTGAATCTTTCACTTATCGCCTCCGAAGGTATCATTCCACTCTTCGGGAGTAATACCAGTCATAAGGAATTCCCGCTGATCAGGAGTAAGGTTAGGCATAGCATTCTGGATCAGTGTACCAGATTGCCAATCCTTGAGTTGGTCTTCAGTAACAGGAATTTCCATCTCGTTAACCTTGCCACTGAAAGGACTTTTGCGTGTGATTTTCATACTAGTAATAGTATCCATAGTCAAGGAGTTCATAACGAAGGAGATCGATATAGATCTCATTTGGTGTAGGAGAATGCAAGACATCTTCAACCTTCAAGTAGATAGTCATGAATTCAGTTATGCCTTCAACAAGCTCGTAGCCATCAAAGATAGCACCTTCTTCAAGTGCACCCTTAGCTACAGGTACATCTATCTGTACATAGTAATCTTCAGCTACACTACCGCATTCATACCCAAGACCTACAATCTTAACTACAATTGACTCACTAATCAGCTTAGTGTTCATTGCAGGTTCTTTGGCCAGGTCTTCTTCATCTAGATCCCAATTTATAGGAATCATGTATGAGTGTCCAGTAGCCTGGTAATAAATCATACCTGTGTCTTCGCCTACTTCTTTTACCCGATTGCGACCCCAATAATTAATATTCTCCGCATACATCGGAGGTAGATTAGGAGCACCCTCAAAGATACAACCACGAAGGTCATCAGGTATTTCAACCACCAAGTTATGCGATGGCTTTACAATCTTGGCATTATCCGGTAATGCTTCATACTTCAGATTCTGCCAGTTGAAGAAATACCAATCAGGAAATTTCGGGTCAGGAGCATCAGCTTCAAACAGCTTTGATTCTCGAGTACGATCATAGAAGTCAGTAGAAAGATTATCAAGTCCTTCTGCAGCTTCTTTACTAAGATAGATATTAGCCATTGATTGTCCACCCCTTATTGAGTAGTTTAGCTTTGTGTTTAGCTTCTACGTACGCCCGATTCTTATGGAAGAGTCTCCCTGGGCCATTACGTGGTTGTCTTGTAGCAATCTTAGCACCGATGTTCTTAACTATCGTAGGAACATCTGACATAACATCACACCATACCTTGTTATTGTGCATGAAGATTCTGTCTACATCGTACTGATTACTTCCGATGTATTCATAAACATCATCGTCATCCATTACAACTGCATGAATAGGTAATCCCATACCTTTGTGTTTACCTGTCCAGTATACAGGATACTCCATGTCAGTCTTTACTTGTGTGAACTCATACCCAAACAGTACTAGACCATCCAATGCTTTAAAGTCTGATACAATAATGTCTATATCAGAAATAACAGGATGCACTTCTGGATGCAAAAAATGCTTTAATGCGCCTCCAAAGATGTATACATCCATGTGGTGCACTAGATAGTTCCATACTGCTTTTGCATTCGGAAATAACTCATATCCTGTAACAGAACGCTCATTCATGAAATAGTTGCCTGATGCACACAGATCAGAAGTCACTAAGTAGATATCTGTGTGCTCTCGAGCAAATTCAAAGAAGCTGGTAAATTCAAGAGGCCAAATACTATGTAAGTCTTCTCTTAGAATTAGTCTACGACCTAGTCTCTTTCGAAGATCTTTGTAATATGGAAATAGTTGTTTTAATCCATCAGGAGGATATGGTGGCATTACCACTGAGAATTCAATATCCTTACCTGACCACTTATTTATAAATATAGGCAACTCTTTCATCACTTCATGATCAAGTGAGATGCTTACCTGTTCAGTATCTATCTGCTCAATATATTTTAACTCACGAGTTATAACACGAGGTGTAAATCCCTTTTGCCTTATAAAGTCGTCCAAGTAGTTGTAGGAGGAGAAGTTTTGATTGTACTTCCAAAGGGGATCAGCTCCGCCGGATATAGTGATGAAATTCTTATCACATCCATTAAGAAATGTTTCGAGCATGTCGTAATTTGGTTCCCCATGGGGCAAATAACTACTAGTTCGCCAGGAGCAGTAACTACACGTTTTATCACAGCCAAATCCCTTTTCTTTCCAATTAACTATTACTGTATGATTCGGTTTTTCCATTGTATCTCTCTTGATCTTTATCGTTGATAATCCAATGCATAAACAATAGTGCAATCACCCTTTGGTTAAATACTTCCTCCGCATTGTCTTCTCTAGGGCCATCCCACCATGCTTCAGTAAGTGACAGCTCCTCTGGTTTAAAGTATTCAGCAAATTTAAGTACTTCTTTTACAAGAGGGTATCTATCATTATCACAGATGTAAGGCCAATTAGGATATACTTCATACTTAATAGCATTACAACAGAACCCTGGTGAGTTTGAATAGAGGTATGTATTATAGTCTTTAGCGATTGCCTGTGCTGCATTGAAATATAAGTTATTCATTATGCGAAACAATATTCAGAGTCAATGACAAGAGATATATCAAGATTACCAATCTCTACCTTGCTGATATCTCCACCTATTTGTTTCATCATGTGTGTTAACGGATCAGTATTGTATAGCTCAACAAACGTTTCCCGGATAATAATATACAACTCCGGCATATCTCCAAGTAAGCAACCAAAAGAATCATGAATAGTGGTTACATTAAAAGGAGCCCTACAAACTGCTACTGTCAAGTGCGCTGCATCCAAACTATGAATTGCATTAGGGGATGCACCCTGGGATTGTTTCCGCGTACTTGGCTTCATATCTTCAATGAAACACACATGTAATTGCAGTGTGTTTTCAAAGTAACCTGAACTGTTTCTTTCACCGATTCCTGGACCATACTGAACCCATATCTTCTTTGTAGCTCCCTCTGTGTAGTGCTGCACTACCGGGAAGTTAGTTATGGGTGCTGTCCAACTTAGGAATCGTCCTTCTGCTTCTGCCATTGCACCTGCCTCTTCAAAGACAGAGAGTAGTCTCATGGGTCTTGCTAAAGATATCTTACAATCTTCGAAGACTTCCCTACCCATATAGGCACCCCATTTATGTTCCATCGTCATGAGTGCATCTATACCGTGCTTTCTGGCGTCATCTATCTGCTGTTGACCTAATCCATACGCTGTACCGCCATATGGCAGAGTCATTACATTTCTCTTTACAATCTTACGTCTATGCTTTGGATCTTTAACTCTATTCCAGAACACAGGGCTGCTTTTAGCTATCATTGCATTGTGTTCTCTCTTGAAAGCCAAGATCTCTTCTACTAATTGCTTACGCCTATCAGATTTCTGTGGAGCTTCAGATATACGAATCTTCATATCTATAAGAGTGTCTATAAAGCTTTCACATTGCTTTACTTCCTCTTTAGACATTGAAGCTACTTTCTTTTCTATTTTTGCCCAAACATGATCAGCAACATATTTGTAAAGATCCCCAGGGAGATCAAGAGGCACAAGATTAACATGTGGTGCCGTAATTTCATCCTTGGTGAGAGCGCTAAGATGTTGAGAACCATTATTGCTACCGTCAATAAAACACTCAAGACTACTAACAAATTCAAACGGATCTCCACCTTGTCTCTCCCATAACTCTATCTTTAACCATTCATTACATGCAGCCAGAAATTGCCATGGCTTGTCTGCCTTCATCCACCCCTGATTTACCTTTGGGTTATCTGCATAGCTTAACAATATCTCTTTATTATCTAAAGACCATTGTGCTCTGTCATTAAGAGGGATCTTGTCAGTCTTGTAACCGTCATCCCTTCCCGCATCGCCTGCCCAGTTAGATGCAATTGAGATGAGCAACCAGATAAATCCTTGTTCTCCAATAGCTTTGCTATCTGCTCTAAGTAGCATTCCTTTAGAGGCATCTGTTCCTTGTTCGTGAAAATAAGCAGTCGCTGGATATTTTCGCCCTCGAAAGTCATAGTAATAGAGATGATAGAACGTCTTGCCGAGAAATCTCTTAGCAATTGAGCCAACAGCTCTGGCTTCACGGATTTTACTAGACTTAGATTCAGGATTTTGTATCTCCCAGATATCCGCAAATGCGTCAGCTTTATTCCGTAATGCCCACGTAAAGATGTGGTAGATGTCTTCATTTACCTTCCAGCCTGTGGCTTGTGCTTTGTTTAGGCACTCAAATAACATTGGATGTGTTTCAGGACTAACAGATGCGAGTACATTCTTATCTTGTGTCTTAATCATGTATGGGCCAGTCTCATGTTTAACACTGTCCCATGGCGCATATGGTGTCTCAGATGGTAACTTTTCTGTTTTCTCTAATGAGAGACTTTCCCATAATTTATTCAATGCATCTTCATCTGTAATCTCAACTACATACGTTCCATGACCTGATGGTCCAATACCCAACTTAGCTTTACATATACCTGCTTCTTCCAAGCTCCATAATATAAAGCCACCTGCCTTTGCAGCTAATGCAGAGTCTTTACGATACCTGTGTTTGTTTCTGACACTATGACCTATACCAGAAACAATCTCAGTCATCAGACTTAACTTCTTTCCTCCACGTCCACCCCGGGTATATAGATAAAGAAATGTGATAGCTGAGTCAATCATTTCTTCTACAGGGACGTCAAACAGAAACTTTACAGGATTCTGTGGCGCTATTTCCTGTATCAATCTACGCTTTATGGATTCAACTAATTTTTGTTTCATTGAGATCCTTTTGTTATTTTATGCTAGAAATACAAAATAGAACAAGAACATGTAAATTGCAATTCCACTAATCACAAATGATGTAGCTGCTACAATACCTCTTATAAACAGATATAGGGTATTTATTATGAATGCTTGTAGCATTTCTTATTTTCCAAAAAAAAAAAAAATAAAGGGAGTATTTCACCCACCCCACCCCCGAAGGGGCAGGATGGGATGTACTACCTATAAGTGCAGAATCGCACAAGTTTTTGAAACGGTGAAACATCAGTACTAAAGAACTCATCAACCTGCCTTTGAACATCTGCTCTATCTTCTCTGTCCAGTAGTGAACAGTCTTCTTCCAATGCATCTAATTTCTTAGACACACGTTTTATAAGACCATCCACTACTGCCAGTTCATACGTTACAGATGTTCTTTCAAATACCCTCAGGTCTCTTCTTTTACACCCGAGGATATTGAATACAACTGTTGATGGCTCTTTCTTGTCATTTGAGGGCATTGGAAGTAGCTTCAGCAAGTTGGATTCGACGTTCTTCCATTTGAATCCTTGCCTTCTCAAGAGTCAATTTGGCCTGGGCTACATTTGTATCAATCTTGCTAGCCAGGGCTTTCTTCGTTTCTTGAGTGCCCGTATAGGCTTCTTGATAACCACGGCTGAATGCATCTTTAGCCTTTTCCCAAGAAGACTTATACAGCTCATCAACACGTGCCACTTCTTGCAGCGCTTCATAGTACCGCGCTTGTGCCAGAGCTTCTTTATACTGCGCCGTGGCCAGGGCGTACAACCTTACAGCTTCTTCCTTCTTTGCAAGGCTACGCTTATATGCTGCTTCTTTAGCGATAGCTACTTGACGAGCGCGTTCAAGTGCCTCTTCTTGTTGCATAGACACCTTACGAAGCTCTTGTACTGCCAGCTGATTTGCAGCCAATTCAGCCTTCAGAATCACCGCCTGTTCCTTGGCTTTAATTCCAAAGAAGTCTCCGGGGTTGGTAATAATGATTGCTGCACCAACCATCGAGAGTACTGCAATTTTAACCCAAGTCCACGTGGACAGCTTATTGACTTCAGCGGCCTTGGTGTTGCTCGTGCGTTTAACGATTTTCCTAGAAGTTGTCATTTGAATCTCCATATGGGTTTTGTGAAACCAATGGGTACCGAGGTGTTATCCCCGGTACCCGGCAGATACTACTTGTACAGCGACTTCCGTATTTCTACAAGCTGATCATTCGCTCTCAGGACAGCCATTCTTGCATCTGCTTCTGCCCTGGCAGCTGCTGCCTTAGCTCGCATGATGTCTAGTTCGAGTCGACCTTTGTCGAACATCGTACAGACACCATAACCAGCTGCATAGCTAATTGGTGCGGCTATGGCTGCTGCAAAGAGTCCCCAACCTACAGGAGATGCAGCCGAGCTGAAACCAACCATACCATAGTTGGCTACAGCCCAATTCCAGAATAGAGTGGCATTATATTCTGAAGAGAATGCAAAGACAGTGCCACCGATTGTGAACACCCACGGGCAAATCTTTGGTGCAGTTTCTTTTTCCCAACGTTGGATGATCTCAAGTTCGGGCAGAGTGAACGTAGGCCAGATACGTTCAGTCGGTTGTGCAAATGCGGAAGTACTAAACAGCAGGACTGCCAGTACGATAAATCGTTTCATCATGTCCCTCTTGGGTTAATATTGTGGCTGGTGTTACCATATAAGATACTCAATTTTCCGCAATTTTTCTCTTACTCTTTTTGCTATTTTCTACAATACTATCTAGTCTAGCCAGTATAGCATCTTCCTTTTGTTTTCGGAAATAGCCATACATTATTTCCCTGTCATTCATTTTACGCTTAGCATTAGCGATAATATAAATGATCAGCGCAAGTACAAAACCAAAAGCCAATATTTCACTCATGTTAACCTCCAAACAAGACTGGTACTACTATGAATAGTAGGTAAATCAAAATGCCAAAGAAAACTATGGCTCCTACTACATCAGACAGTAATACCATGATTGAACGAATAAGGCCACTAATATAGTATCCGAGCATTGTTACTCCCGATAAAATATATGTCGTCCAATCTGAGCGACCTGCTCCTTTCCTTTGATCCAATATGGCTTGGAAATGTATGTCGCGTGGAACCACAGAGCGCCACCTGTGTTGTCCCAAGTACCCCCCTCCACGGCCCTCTGGATCGTCTCCCTGGCGACCAAACCTGGTGCCCCTGTGTATGCGTGCAGTGGCAGTTGTGGGGCTTGCCGGGCCAGGGTCCAAGAAAACTGCCATGGTTGAAAGACCACATCACATATCGTCTTTGGGTATGCAGGATGAAATAGGCGATTGAGCGTAACAGCTGCTACAGCTCGCATACCTTCAATACTTTCACCACCTGCTTCAAAGAAGATATTCATAACCAAGCATTCATACTCATCTTCGTGAGGTTTATTCAATAGTTTTGGAGGAGTTATCTGCTTTGAAACCTCCTTCTTAGTAACTACTGGTTCCACCTGTACTACTGGTTTTACTGGTTCCTCTGTTTTGAAAAGACTGATAACAAACCAAAGGACCAACATACCGCAGAGTACTTTCCACATGGTATTCCCTTTCATCAAGAGATAGCTTTACTCTTCAATGCTTGACCAACCATTTCATTGACAATACGCAGGAGAGGTATCATTTCTTCGAGATCCATCAGAGCTATCTCAGCTCTGTCTTTTGCAACTCCATCAAAAGTCGTCAATAGTGCCAGAAGGTTTATTTGGAATGTCCAAATATTTTTATCTTCGGCTAATGCCATATCGAGAAGTGTTGGCTTACGGATGTACGCAAATGTGCCACTTGGCAGGACGATTTCCATTTTAACCCTTTGAGATACGATATGCAATAAGTACGAATGTACCTATCAGGATGAACAACAGAAGCTTTTTTGCAAGTGCAAGTAAAACGAATCCAATGATACTGAATCCAATTAGACCCAGCAGCATTAATACAAATGTAAAGAACAAATATAACATTGTTTACTTTCGAAAAGTAAAGAGAGGAGAGAATCCATATAAGATACCAAATTTTCCGCAGTTTATTTATAGATTTTTAGCCCCAACCGGATTAGGGTCAGGGCTAGTTACTACCGAATTTCTTCGTAGGAAGCAACAGCTTCCATAATACTATCAGCACTATTTGTAACACGTAAAGAATCGCCCTCTTGAAGATATAAGGGGGAATCATTACCAATAACAGTATCTGTAACCTTGGCTGCAATAGCTTTCAGATTAGCCATACGGTAAGCAACAGTTGCACGATAGATGTCAATCGTGTATGCACCAGCAGTAGATCCGTGAATATTAGTCATATACAACGAGTTGATCTTAACAGTCATGCCACTACCAACTGGATTAGAGATAAGTGCTGTAGGTGTAACTGTAACAGCAGCTACTGCAACCTTACCTTCAATTGAATGCACATGAGACGGATTAATATTACCCATTACTTTTCCTCTATTGGAAATTCATTAAGACGAACAAATGCCTGACAAGCTCTAGCTACTGCCGCATCATGTTCTGCTTGAGCAACTAACTCTTCAAGAACTCCAGCACCTTTTGCTGATAGTATCCTGGGGGTGATACGGGCTCTAGCACCACCGTCGGTACTTGGGGTTTCTCCGGCGGAGGAAGGCTCATCACAGACGTTGGGACCGAGGAGCATCCCACTAAGCTTAAAGTTACTAGACTTAAGGGAATTAATTTCCGCATTGTATTTCTCCGTTACTTTCTTGCTATCTAGCTTCTGTTTTTCTTGAATGAGCCTATTCTGTCTCTCATTCTCAGCAAGCATTTGTTGAGCTTCTATTTTAAGCCTCTCTACATCTGCTTCCCAAAGGTTCTTCATGTCATGACGACCTTTGAAATAGCTAACCACACAGAGGGCTACTATAGCGAAGATACAATACATTTGCCAAGGGATGCCCTTGAGAAAAGTTCTGATCAATAAGAAAATAGGCATTAATTGTCTTTCTTTGTTTCTACCTTGGGGTCAGGCTCATCACCTTCACCTAGCTTGATGGCGGCACCCAGAGCAGCGATAAGAGCACCAATACCGATACCGTACTCTTGAATACTAAAGGGTTGACCTTTGTAGACAACAGAATAAACAGACATAATCATACCAACCAGGAAAGCGACAGTACCAAGCCAACGGGCAATCTCATGTGTTTCATTGTCTCTTCCTGTTAATAATTGCTTCAATACTAGATGCATTTTGCCTCCATAAAGGTAATAGCCCGGTCTCCCAGGCTATTCCTAACGTGACAGTTTTGACTCTAATTCTGGATGTTCACGTTTAAGCAAAGCTTTCAGCACTGATACTTCTTTTTCAAGATCATAGGTACGCTGTACTAATACAGTTACCCTAGCGCTGTCTTCTTGGTTACTTTGTATGTGTGCTTGTATAACTTGATAACCAAGAAACTGTATAACACTAAACAGAACGGTGATTAGAGACATTCCGGATACAATCACTCTCCAACCCCCTCTGAATTGGCTAAATATTTTCTCTTCGTCGCCTACATGTTTATCGAAGGCTTCAGTATATTCCCCTACCTTCTCAGCGGTAGCCACAGTAGCCTCTGTGTTCTTTGTTAGACTCTGATGCATCTTGAACATTAACATGAGGTATGCTTTATCACGAGCTTCGTTAGCCTCATTGATAAGCCTCATAATTTCGTGCTCAGTACTTGCGAACTCGTGTTTAACAGACTCCGCACTCATGTATGCCTCTTATGCCTTCTACTCCTGCGCCTTCGGCAAGTCTACCTTTGTTTGAACCTGCAACTGATCATTCATGTTATTAACTAATTGGAAGACTTCCTTGAAGGGGCGCTCAGCGAGTGCATTGAAGATTTGAGCAACTTGCTGCTCAGTAAATTGAAACGTGAACATCTTGTCCATAATAATCCTAATAATTGTTTGGCCAACCCGTAGTTATGTCGACCGATTTAGGTGCAGGTGAAGCGTCTACTAATACTTTCAAAGCTTCAGCATTATTGATTGCTGCTATATCTTTAGCATTAATATCATCAACAATATTTCCTACTAAGGTCTGTGTAAGAAGAATTAGTGTACCATCCATAGTTCGCCAGTTAATGTCAGCAGGTAAATTAGCTTTCATACCTGCAAATGCTAACCAGCGAATCCTGGATGCTACATCAGTTTGGTACCAAAGACCACCTCTCTTAACGCCACCTTCAAAACATGCATCCCTTTTCTCTTGGATACGTGCCCATTTCTTTTCTTTCGCTTCCAATAACGCATCATCAGTAACAGTCCAGACTTCATTAACTTTATCTGTTAATGAGTCATATATATAAGACACTTCTAACGATTGGTATTCATCAACTTCTGGCTTAGTCGAATTTACAATTTTATAAAAATTATAAGCTAAACGTTCAGCGTTAGTAAGATAGTTAAATCCACTAATATTACCAAATGAAGAGGGCACTTCTTCATACCATCCTGTAATAACGCCCTCTTCAACAGTAGCATACTTTGACATATGTTTTCCTAGAAATTATTGCTAAAGAAGAGGCCCCCTTCTGCACCAGCAGAACCAACAAAGTATATAGTAACACCCACCAGACCAGCAGAACGACCTGATGCTGCCGTGGTAAATGTAACTACAGGTGTTTCATTAGACCCTGTTCCTGGTTTATAGAAGTGTCGTATTTGCTTATACGATCTAGTCACCTGAGTGGTACCCGTATATCCTGAAGCTGACATTGTATGAGTACTTGTCATATCTAGGCACCCCCAGACTACATGCATATCAGCTGTACCTGCAGTCATGCCACCAGTTGCAGTAATGGTAGTTGATGAGCCATTCTGCCCTTTAGATACAACTTGTCCAGGAACAGAATAAGTTCGCCTATAGGTCTGTATCATGCAAGACCATAGGTCACCTGTTGATTGAGTCCATGTCCATGAAGTATCCCCAGGCTGAGCGACTCTATACATAATCCTAATGTATAATGTACCATATCCTGTATATGTGGTAACATTAGTCCATCCATTAGGTGCAGTAACTGTCTGTGCATTATTAGTGAATAAGACCATTAACATTAGGTCATTGTTTTCAGTGCCAGATGGTATTCCTATGGTCAAAGATGTTGTAGAATTACCACTAGTAAGGTCAGTAGCATTGGATTCAGCAACATAAGTAACAGGCATTATACCGCTCCTAATTTTGTATAGGAAGCGAGTACCATTGATCCATCATAGAACAGATTTAATACACCACCGTAGGTACCAGTATGTAATGTAGGCGCTGCTGTTGCATTTAACCACTGCCATGAAGCCCCAATAGACGGCCAAGTAATAGTATTGCTAGGTGTAATTAAGACTACCTGATAGTGACCAGTTCCAGGAAATGAAAATGCAAATGTATTAGCTACACCACCTGACATTGTGCATTTCTGCTTTTGACCATTAGCAAAATCAAAAGTAGTAGTTCCACCACTACCTGCAGGGGTCATAGTATACTGACCATCAGTAAAGTGTATCGACTTCCTTACCTGGAAATTACCTGCAGCATTTACCTGGAATCGATAAGTAGGTCCGGTATCACTCCATCCACCAAGTCTAAATACGTTATCTGTTTCCAAGCCCATATTGATAGCATATGCGCCAGCTCGATGGAAAGTCATGATAGCACCATATGTACCATCACCTTTAACTTCCAGCATACCTGCACTTTGAGTACCTACAGCTGTACTACAAGTACCTGTAGAAACAGAACCACCACTTAGATTAGTAGCAGTGGTAGCGGTAGTAGCATTACCACTGAGAGCCCCGATAAATGTAGTAGCAGTTATCGCATTTGTATATGGATTACATGTAATATTATCTGTACTATACACAGTGCTAAAACTATGCCATAACATTCGATAATCAGCATTGCTATTGCTATCATTAACAGTAACAGCAGCGGCTGTAGTGGCTGTATAGGCATTACCGGTAGTACTTTGATTTAAAGTTGGAAATGTACAATTAGCTAAATTACCTGATGCTGGTGTACCTAATGCGCCACCTGACAATAATACACTTGTATCTAAAGCCCAAGTGTCAGCAGCTGTTTTCTTTAGAAAGCCAGAAGTACCTGCCAGTGCAGCTATAGCAGTCAAATCAGCATCTACAGGCTGGTATACCCCTGAATGGTTATGACTATCAGTTGCAGGTGTAAATCCTAATGCGCCTGTAACAGAGGCATAATTGATATTCTCAGAGATATTAGAATCATCACAGATACGCTTCCAACTACCATAAGAAGGTGTACCTGCTGGATCAGTAACCAGGCGTGTATATAATGTATTATTATTTTGATCAAAATAGATCTGTGTAGCCTTACTTAATACATTATTAAATATTGACAGTAATGATGCGGTAACACTAGCAGACGCATGCTTGTTTGTCGGTGTACCGTATAAATAATTAATCCTGGTATAGCTAGCTGCATAGCTATTTAGGTCTAGATTATTAGCAGTTGTAGTGTAGAACGGATTTCCACCAATCGCTGTATTTACAGCAGCTGATGTAACTATTTCTGCCTTAACATCTGCTATTGCTTTTCTAGATAATGCACCAGTAGAGCTGGCTTCATAGAAGTAATGAGTAGCTGTGGAGTTATCTGCAGTCTTACCAACATAAAGGGTATTGGCATAGATATTATCAGAGCCATTACGACGAACAATAGAACTTAATCCGTCAGATGTAATAGAGGCATTAATAGTCGCTGAATTAGCCTGGCTATCTACAGCAGCAGCAATAGCAGCTCTATGTACCTTCACAGGGTATGTAGAAGTACCATTCCAACCCATTAGTATTGGATGCCCTGCTGTCCACGATGTATTAGCAGGATCAAAGTTACTTATAGCACTACCTGTAGGGGATGTACTAGCAGATGCATCAAATATAACCATCCCATTGCCGTTTGCTTTCCAACCCAGCATCCCTGCAACTAATGACTGACCACCATTTGTTACCCAATCAGAAAGTGTAGGCTTATTAGTGAGTCCAGTATACGATGCAGTTACGGCCATACCACTGAGTGTATTTAAAGCTTTCTGTACTGTATCATCAGCAGATGTAAGATTACCTGTGAATGCAGATACATTACAATAAATAGCACTTGCAGGATGATCGGGGTCAGCAAGACCAGATAGACTACCATGATCAGATGCAGTAACTGCAGAAGAACCACCAGAGATTGCTCCTCTGAGGTCTTCTACAAATGCAATCATTGCACGAATACCTGTATCACTATTAGTAATAGCATTCGGTGCAGTAACATCATACCTATATACAATACGATACATCGGCTTAAACTCAGTAGTAAATAAGCTACCAAGTTGCAATGAAGTCATCGTATTGTTAGATTGTGCATCTACAAGACTTGTATCTGTACGTTGTCCAGGTATAACAACCCATTGGTCAGTAACCAGATTAGTTGCAAAGATAAACATTGCAAACCAGCTACCATCAGGTACATCTGCTAAACCTACACCAATAGAATTGTATCGCGGAATTCCTGTATTAAGAGGTAATCCATAAGTAGTAGATACAGTACGCCAATTACCACTTGCATCTCTATAATAGCAAGGTAGTGACGAAGGGTCTGCTACTGCTGCACATGTAATCCGGATATCTTCATCTGAAATAACTGCAGATGCTAATCCGTAAGACAATTCAGCATTAGTTACTGTATTACCTGCAGGGATTGTATACCCACTGATGCCACCACCAGAGATATATGCAGTGCCACGAGTACTATGCAAATACTCATGAGTCTTCCAGTCCATTGTAGCTGCATGACACTCATAACCAATACCACCCAATGGCGCATTGACAGCACCAGCTTGCCAATAGATAACAGCGACAGGAGCAGTTACCGCATCAAATGTAAATGGAGAAGTCGAATGCTGAAGTGTTAATGTACCTGTAACAACATTGTAGTAAAAGTAGTTAGGTCCTTCTACTAATGAAGCCCAGGCTACATTCTTTGTCCTAGGGCCAGTAACAGCATATTCTGTACCATCAATTACTACTGTATGATTGCCATTAACAGATAATGTAAATGAGCCAGAGTTTGTAAACGTTAGGCTTGACGGCAATACTTTAAAACCACGAATACCAGCCGTACGATCATTCAGGTTTGTAAAGTTTGCATCAATTTCATTGTTAGTAAGGCCAGACCCTTTACTTGCACGAGTAGTAATCAACGCCATTTGTTTCTCCAATTAGAGGGTGACCCGAAGGCCACCCGCTAAAGTTAAGCGGCAGTGATCTTCCAGGTGATAGATAGAGAGTCGTTAGTGCCCTTATTAACAACAGCAAAGACAGTACGTGCCAACATATCACCAGCGGCACCCGCATTGAAAAGACCAGCTTCGGTATTACCCCATGTAGCCACACCAGCAGGGAATACACAAGAATAAGTCACTGTGTCATTCGTAGTGGTAACTGTAGATTGTACAGCAGTAAAGGAGGTATTCGAGCGGACTTTGTTAGATGCAGCTTGAAGGTCTGTTTGTCCTGTAGCAGCAGCTGTAGAGCTATCGCCTAACCCCATATGCGACATGACACCTTTAACTGTGCCGATCATACGGCTACTAATAAAATCTTTACCTGCCGTTACAACCATGTTTTCGATATGCCTGGAATCCTTGATATTACCAGATTCATCACGGAGTACGATATCTACCACACCATTAAACTTGATAAAATCCTGATACATAATATATCCTTAGAAAGTGTATGTTTGACCAGCATAGTCGTAATTATCGACCATATAGTCTTCAGCAAAATAGCCCTGAATCTTTATAGTAAGAGACTCGTTGAAGTTTACAGTCTCTGTGGGATTCTGTACATGGGCAGAACCAGCTACGATACCAAAGTCTTCTACAAATGTAATTGTATCGGATAATACAAGTGTTATACTCTTGGTAACATTATCTGACATTGTAAAGCCATCAGATAGTACAACAGTAAAAGACATTCTGTAATCTTCAGCGAAAGAGAATGTATCACTATTATACTTACCAAAGTCTCTACGAAGGTCTTCTGTAAATGTAAATGTGTCTGAAGTAGGTACTTTTGTTATATCAAGACCGTACCATTCAACAAAACCAAAGGTATCTGATTTAAGCAGAGCGGGGTTAACAGCTACAATCTCAGATTGACTAAATGAATCTGTTAATGACTTATCTACTGCAAACAGAATATTATCGCTGAATGTAGCTACATCTAGAATTTCTTTAGTGAATCCAAAGTACACTATTTCAGAATACCCAAAACTATCACCAAGGTTTTGACCTATAGAAGACACAACACCAAAATCAGTGTCAGTAAAAGTGACAGTGTCATTGAATACCAGGGAAGTATTTATTGCAAGTATCTCTGATATTGTAACTGTATCCCCTAATACCTTAGCAGGATTGACATAGCAAATTTCATTGAATGTAACATTATCAGAAACTTCCTTAGTCACACCAAGAGCTACTATTTCTGAATACCCAAAGGTATCGCCTAAATTGTATCCAGCAACAAGTGCAGTAGCAAAGTCAGAATCATTAAATGTAACAGTATCATTGAACACCATAGAGATGTTCATTGATAGTACCTCGGAAAATGCAAATGTATCGCTTAATACTTTTGTTGTACCTATGTAAACCGTTTCTCCAAATGTAAAACTATCAGATAGCTGTTTATCTACACCAACATACACAGTTTCAGAATACCCGAAGCTATCACCAAAGAGACGTTCTTGAGAAAGTAAATGGGTATAATCTTCTACGAATGTAACTGTATCATCAAATACAAGCTGGATGTCAAACCTGATATCATTATCATTGTAGAATTGGACATCAGATAGATTGCCAAGTGGTTCAGGATTTAGCCACCCATAGAATCCATGAGCACTAATTGGTCCATAGCCTTCAATAACAATCGTATGTTCTAATCCATCAACTACAGGAGTCTGTGCACCAACAGATGCAGTAACTACCTGTGCCTGTATATCAGCTGTAGCTACATGAACTGGTTCTATTACATTAGCAGTTAGTGGTTCTTGCCCTGTTACAGTATATTCTGGATTCTGTACTGTGGCAGATACCTCTTTGGAAGATATGTCTACCACAGCAGTCTTAGATTCTACTTTTATGGTAGCCATAATTTCCTTACGGGACTAGCTTAGTGGGGCTATATAACAGCTCAACTAAACCACGCATAGGCTTCCAGGTACGTTGGTATATCCCACCTACTGGCTCCTGTACAGACAACTCAAAGAATCCATAGATAGGGAATTCTGTTGTTGGTTGTTGTGTCCAGTTTGAAGATAACGATGATGGGAATTGAATATATACTTTATTAGGTACATACTCTACCCATAAAGAATCAGAGCTAGGTACTGTAGCACTAACTCGAGCTGTACCAAAAGAGAGTTTATAATAGAGTCCATTATAGAGAACTACATCTTCTCTATCATACGCAGTAGCAGGATTCCATGTACCCTTTTCAGTGGGTACCCTGACAGTTAGAGTTGTATTAATTCCACTACCTTTAGCAGCTGTAGGAATAACACCATCACCTAAGTTATTACCTTCAATTACAACTGCTTCATAAGTGTAGCCATAAGCATTAGTTAAGAAGCTCAGAGTTACTGGAAATTCTTGCTGCTCACCCTGAACTAACGACCATAATACACCACCACTGTCACTTTGAAGATCTACAGTGGGGCTTAATATCTTAGATCTCGCCATTAACTACTCCTTTCAGGCTCGACACTATTAGGGTTAATTTAACGGTATCGAGGCAATATCTTTTAACCAAAGTATATTGGTCGTATTCAAGGTTGGGCACAGGGGACACAGGGGCGGCACCGGAGTACCTCCCCCATGCCCTGCACTCAGTGGCTCAGCCTGGTACCAACCTGCTTGCCTAGCGTGCGTCTGGCCAGGGCCACCCCCGGTAGCTCACCAGGGACAGGGTAGATCATAGCTAAACCTCTTTGCTTCCATCCTTTGCGCCTAAGTATAGTACAAAATAGGGAATGGTTTGGTAATACAGAAGTGGACATACAATATCGGATACCTTCAGTTCTAGCAAAAAGTATCATCTCATCGTGGAATAGTTCCAATGCCCTAACTGCTGTAAATCCAGATACAACAGAATGGTAATACTGTTGGGACAGGCACTTTACCTTGCTATGCATCACAGGGTAGGTAGCGACTGCCAATCCATAAGCAATAATACCTTCGTTATTCTCTATAACGCGAACCATACCACCATTTTGATGCGCTTGAAAGATCATCTTTAACGCATAACTTTTATCTGGCGTAAAATAGGGATCGTCATATTGCTCGAATGATGCCTCAACAAGTTGCTTAAGTTCCTGATAATTAATTACATCACGAATTCTTAAGGCCATACTATCGCGTCCACTTGGGCAACTGTAGTGCATGCCTCGATAGATTGTTTAACAGATCTGAAAGTAGCCTTTAAACCCTTGATAAAGTCATTCTGGTCTTTATTAAGCTGTATCATCTCATTTCTTGTAAGCGTTGTAATATTGCCATTCTTCAGTTCCCAATCTATATTCCATGCAATATTATCTATCTTAGCTTGCATAGCTTCCTGAGCGTACATCGGTATGTCAGTTCTATTAACTAAGAAGTTCTTACTATTGGAAGAAAATCCTTTATCCAATTCATTAGAATGTTTCTTCTTCATTTGAGCTAATTTGATATCCTTAGCCTGGTCTAATGTTCTAATATCTTGAAGGATACGCTCTGGTGCTTTCCATGCAAATCCTTCTGGAGGATTTCTTTTCCAATTAAGCTCTTGTACAGTATATGGTACTAAATTAGCACCGTCATAATAGTACTTATGTTGGTATTGTCTAGGATCTTCGATCTCTAGTCTGGTAATACCTGCAGGAGGGAGTAGACTAAAGGCTTCTTCTTTTACATGACCCCACCCAATTACTTCTTGGGTTATATTATCAATTACGATATAACTAACCATAATTATTCTCCGGGTTATCGTCTAAGGGCCATTGCTGTTACGATAGCATCAGAAGAATCAGCACCGCTAACAGCTACATAAAAATTCTTGTAACCGCTAGATGCACCAACTGATCCGCCTATGCTGGCAGACCATGCATTACCAACATATGTTGTCTCGATGTACCCACCTTCTCCACCATAGAATACAGTCTGTTGTATACAAGGTACAGTTATTGTAAAGGAAGCTATGTTAGAGCCACCACCATACAATGTAATAGTGACATTCCTTGACTCTGCTCCGCCTGCAATTGTACCCCAAACCGCTGCCATTGCTACAGTCGGACCGTAACCTTTATTATCGACACTGGCATAATTACCAGAACCTGTACCACCTACAGTAGATCCCTCAGTAGCTGCATTATCATCTAGGTTTTCCCAGTCTAAATTAGAAGTTATTGTACCACTTTCTAACTTAAAGAACTTTCCATCTGTACGACCGATCTTAAAGATACCAGCCGCTATATAAGTTCCATTTCCACCTGAAGTTAGATTAGTACCGCTGAGGGTACCCATCTTAATTTCACCAGAAGTAAGACTGCCCATAGCAGCAGTAATAGCCGATAATTCATTGACTCTTAAACTAGCTACATAAGGTACACCCCAATCTGTATTTCCAGTATCAGGATCATAATCACCGAAGCATTGGTATAGAGTGTCAGTACCACCAGGGTCATTAGCAGACCAACCGGAGGGGTATACAGTAGCTCCACCACCTATAGTACCAAGATCTGACGTTAACGGTGTGGCTGATCTTTTGAAGCATACTCTTTGATAATGCCCAGGAAGACCCGTGCCTGTAGCACCAGTATTACCTTGAGCACCTTGCTTAGCCTTACTAAATGTTTGTAAGCTATTAATAGTAGCAAACGGTGCATTAGTGTCGTATCTAACAGAGATAACCCATAGTATAGATGCATTGTTCTGAGCTGCATTAAAGTTACTAGCTACACCAGTAACACCATTTGATCCCACATTACCAGTAATATAGGTTTCTGTACTCTTGGCTAGACTCCAGGTGTACTGCCCTGCTGTACCACTTGCGGAGTATGATAATGCAGTTGCACCTCTATACACAGTAAATGTTGTACCTGATCCTGTATATACGGATACATTACCATTAACATCAGCAGTAAAAGAATGAGTAGCATTAGATGAACTAACAGTTAATGCATCAGATCCACCTGTTACTGTAACAAGGGAAACCTCATCATAATAATCAATAGCGGTATCAGTAACTTTAATTCTATACGTACCTAATGTACCTGCTTGTGCTGAAGTAACAGTTAATGTAGTTGTATTGTATCCTGTATATGCAGCAGTCAGGTCATCCCAAGTAGCACCATTCCATTTTTGCCATATCTGTGTGCCTGCAAGACCACCAAACTTAGTGGCTACAATATTTACACTAGCAGGAGTAGCAGTAGCATTTGCATCTGTCTTAGTGAAGACCTGGTTAGTTGCATTGACTATGACATACTTAGCATTAGCACCGGCTGTACCTGCAGCACCAGCTTTGACTTTAATGACACTGAAATTAGCAGTTAGATTTGTCTCACCTGACTTCGTGGCTGTAAATACATAATCTACAAAGTCTGTAGCTGTAAATGCAGTCATCTGGTAAGTAGATATATTACCTGAAGGTGTTAGTGTCGATGTTTGCCCTGCAGGATCAGTCTTTGAGAATGACCAACCAGCTTGTACTACATTATCTCTAAGTACGGACAATACAGTGTTAGTGCTTGCTACTGCACCAGCTGTAGGTGTACCATCAGCTATACATGTAACAGCGATAACATCATCAGATAGATCCAATACATACTGCCCAATTTCAGCAACAGCAACTATATCGGTAGCTAATAATACTGTATTGGTATTATCATACAACTCAACCTTGAATGATTTAGCATTCACAGCTGCTGGCCATGAATTCAAATCAAAATCAGTATCATTATCGTTAATCGTAGTAAGAAGATTAAATACAGTACCATTATCAGAGTAATAAAGCCTTAGATATCCTGTATACGAAGTTACAGTTGTTACTACAGTCTTCTTAGAATCAGCATGTAATGGTGTAGTAAATGCACCAGCACCATCCTTAAGGATAGTAGCAGGGGAAGTATACAATTCAACTTGCTGAGCATCAAGACCTGCAATGTTTCTTGCAGCTGTAAAGTAGCTATATCCTGTAACTAATGCATCACCTGTCTTTAATCCTCGAGCTGTGACTGTGAACTTAACTCTAGAAGGTCTTGTACTATTATCTTCCATACCAGCAGAAAACTGATAGTATGCAGCAGTGCCACCAGAATTAGAATTAGCAGGTATAGTTATAGGACCGAATGTTGTTGTATCAGCATCTCTAGCAGCCGTAACTGTAAATTCACCAGGTAGTAGATTATTTACATTAGAAGACAAGTCTTCATATTTCTTATATGTAAGATCTACAATACCAATAGATGCATGAATAACAGTGCCACAACCATTGTAGCTAAGCACATCACCATCAGAATTACACTGAACATTAAAGAACTCATTGTCTGATCTGACAGTAAATGCAGATGATCCAGCTACAAGCTTATACAGTGTAATCTGATCTTCTTCAGGCTGACCTTCAAATGTACACGAGAACCTAAATACTCGCTTATTAGCAGGCTCAGGTATATCTGTACGATTAACAGCTATCTGTAAGCCTTCGAATTGTGTAGCTCCAGGCCATGCTGACCATGTCTCTCCACTATCATCTGAATAATGCCACAAAGGATCTGTAACAGTACCGGTAATGAGAACCTTTAAGAAGATATACTCAGGCTCGAATGCTGTTGCTAAATCAGAGGCCTTAATGAACATCTGACTAGGAGACGGCATAATTGCAATACCACCACCGCTACCTAAGAATGGTACAGGATCACTCCAAATTAATGTACCGGAAATATCTGTACCAAAGTTAGCTCTGGCATACCCTTGGGTAATGTACAGCGGATCATCACCTAATGGTGTATTGCGATCCATATACCATCCCAAAGCATTCATTCCAGCTTCACCTGATGCCATCTGCAACAGCTTGAAATCCCATGTACCTTGAGGAGCCGGTTTGGCAGGTATCGTTGCTGATCTCTTGAAGAATGAGATCATTGCTGACTGAAATGGCAGTCCTGATTTAATTAATCCAAGATCGAGGTAAGGCCAATGAGAACCAGTCCTAACCGAATACCGAGGAGCCATACCTGATTCAGAACAGGCTACCACTGTAACAGTATAGAAGTCAGTCTTTAAGTCTTGAATTTCCCAACGAGTACCTGATGTGGTGCCTAATTCCTGCCATACTGTATTCGCATTAGCTGCTTCAGTCGGAGGAAGGTTACAGATTAATACACGATAAAATGTAACACGTACATCATCAGGGGCTTCCCAAATAAGCAATCCAGATGTCAGCGATCCAACGACATCAACACTTTTCTGGAAGAAGTATAGATTAGAGGCTTGTGGAAGCTCATAGTTAAAGATAGAACGATTAGCGATATACTCATCATCTCTAGCATTCCAGGCTAAGTGTCTAGCATCATACCTGACTGCTTGAATATTGGCTTGACTATTATCATTAACTTTAACTTCTTCAACCTGCATCAACTCATTATAAATATTAAGTACTTTGCTGTACACCTTAATAATATCACCAGGTTCTAAGTATGTATACCTGACAGGCACAGCAAAGTTATAGACAATACTAGATCTAGAAGCCCTAACATGTTCTTCTGCTGTAGCTAATGCATGCCACATTGTTGTATCACCAGATTGGAAAGACTCCGTTTCTAGTGGTACACCATTATCTTCTGCTAGGAAGACATCATAAAGGTTATGTGTAGATCCTGCATTACCATACTGATCATATATCTTGGGGTCTTTCTTATTAGGCCAAGAGACTGAATCCTCAGCAAAGTCCATGGATTCATTTAAGAACTTTATAGTGCAATAATTATATCTAGTTTGACTATTTGGCCAAGATTGCGTGACTATTTCACCACGGATAATATCATCGTCTGTAAGTTTTGCAGCAAGTACATCATCTGCCCATACCGAGTCATTAGGTGTATTATTGAGAGTATTAATCGGCTCCCAAGTATTATTAGATATCAGAGACCTAAATAACCCAATATTTTGTCTTTGTGTACCAGCATCATCGTATATCCATTCATATTGGGCAATATCGCCAGTAGTGTATGATCCAGAAGTTAGTGATATTGCTTTCTTACCACTGTATGTAGATGAAAAGTTAACACCCCAAACTAATGGATATAACAGCTGCAATTTGTACTTACCACCTGACCATACAAGTTCAGCCTTACCCATCGTCTCCAATAGGACTTCAATATTATCTCGGATAGGCCTAGTAAGATCAATACCTAAATTACACTCATACAGCTTGATATTTCTTTCACCACCACGGCTTTCCCAAATACGACCTTCTTTAGTTACGCTATAAGAAGGTGAGGCCCCGACAGGTACTAAAGTATCACAAATAACAGCAGCATCATAGAATGACTTTAGATCTATTTCATTATTCGGATCTAATGACTTTCCATACTTTGTATCAGTAAGGTAGTCAAGCAAACATAATGCAGGGTTATTTGAGTATGTAGCAGTTCCATTGTAAGAATAAGAGTCACCTATTTTGGTAACAGGTTTAACCCTCTTACCTTCTAAGTAAGACTGTAAAGAAGGTACACCACTAAATTGTGGATCATTACGACACAATTTAAAAATGCATGAGAGATACGCTGTGTCTGTAAATACAGCTGTAGATCTGTCTTCACCAGCAGTTGCTACTGCCATAGCATCCGCATAATTACCATCGTAATAGGCATGCATTCTTACAGCGCCATCTGCCCAATCACCATTAAAAGACTTATCTCTCCAGTCTTTACGATCTACATCTATACCATAAATAGCTTCTATACCACCAAAGCAAACAACTTGCTGCACTATCAGCATTTCTTGTGAATTGGAAAACATGCTGTATGACATTGCAGGAGTACCTGTAGCATACGAAGCATAATCCAAAACAACAGTCATATACCCTGTGGCTGCATTGTATGTACCAATAGTATAGCTATTTGTAACTTCATTATTCTGATTATTACCCTCTGCACTCTTGTCTAACGGATAGTGAGTCAGAGAGATAGAATTTCCTGGTGCTAATACTAATGCAGCTTGCACCTGGTCAGGTAAAATACCAGTATAAAACGACATGTATGTCGAGTATACATTTGCAGGTGCATTTAAAAATGCATTCTCATAAGTAATTCTAGTAGGATCAGTACCATCAGTAGGGTAGGTAATTAACTCCGCCTTGTACCTAATAATAGTATTAGTTGGATTTCGATTATCTAACCCGCGAGAATCACCCTGCGATAGAAATATATCACCACGAGGATTTCCGCCTGGTGTAGGACCAGCAGCATATACGTAATTACCCTGTACTTTATGATATACTCTCGCACCACCTACTAGATTACGACCATAGAACAAACTAATAGGTTGCGATTCACCTTCACCAACTAATCGGAAACCCTTCTGTTTATCAGCTTCTGCTTCAGCTTGACTCTTTAACTTTGCAGCTCGGCTTCTCTGATAAGCAATAGATGCAATTGTAATTGCCGCCTGTATTGCCATCATACCAACTGCAAATGCAGTCATACCAGCGGTTGCTGCTGCCGGTAATGCTGCTATAATTGCTGCTCCAAGTACTTCAATACCCATTTTAGTCTCCTAGGGTTTCTTGCCCCATAATAGACCGACACCCTTAGATCCCTTATATACCTGGCTAAAGGATGTATCTGCAGGATTAATTTGCTGTATACTATCATTAGTGGTAAGCCGTGGCCTAGACATAGCGATAGCACCCATTGGTGAAGTACATTCTAATGTACAAAGAACACCACCATCATCCATGTCAACAGCATATACTTGATTGTCTACTTTACCAGCATAGACAACAATAGTATCGCTAATACTCAGTATTGGCTCACCAGGAGCTACTCCACCCAGTACACCAGGCGAAGTATTAAAGAAACCAATAGAGATCTTTACATTAATCTGTGAAAAACCTCTTTCAAATAGGCCTCTGAATTCATAATCAGGGTCAACTAGCGTAATCTTATAGGATTCACGATCTACTGAAGATGACATCCTCGGTGGATCTACAGAGATAATCTTCGAATTACCTGAATATAGATTACCACCAATAGTCTTATCTACACCTAACGTGATATACCTCTTAGTTGTACTTACCCAACTGAGATTAAGATATGGGCCTAGCTCTACAAGATAGAAGTATGAGATATCCTGTAAAGCTAGTATTGTTGCTACATTGTTACTATAGGATCTCATAGTGCCTCTATGAACTTTGCAGAGCCAGGGTCGGAGAGGATACCATCTACATAGGTAATACCAAGAGTTGTAGAGGGATCATATCTTGCTGCCATATAACAGCGTCTACCAAAGTATACTGTACCACCTGCTGTAGGATCTATTAGTCGCGGGAATACTGTAAGTACTAGATCAGCACCTGATACGTTAACAGCGGTAACAAGATAGACCTTATTGCCTTTATAATTAATAAATTCACCTGCAGTAATACCTACTCCTGCAGCAGGAATAGTTATAGAAAATGAGGATGCAGCACTAGCTACAGGTTGTGGATTATCATAGGACTGTTTTTCACATTCTGAATTCCTACCATAAACCTGAGGTACACGAATGTATGCAATCCCAGAGTGGCCTGTAACTACTGAATGTACTAATGCATTGGCTGAGTTATTCGAAGGCATGAGCCCTGCTTCTAACTCCCATCGCTGTACATTTTGTGAAGTAGCGTATTGCTTAAGTGATGCAGAATCAGCAATAAATACTGGCTGATTTGAAACAAATGTTAATGGTGCTGTAAATTCAACTAAGATATCAGAATCTAGATTGGTATGTGTTGCAGAAGAAAGAATACCAGCTTTCATAATTGCTCCTTAGGTTAAGGGAAAGAGAGGGGGAGAACCCTCTCCCTCCCTCCTAATATCTATCGGATACCTTTTTCCATATTATGCTGATTTACACCACCAGCAATGTGAGGTATCATCTTTTGAATCTCAGTACGAGTTTGCCTACTTACGTCACCAGTAATATTAATATTAAAGGTTGATACGTTAGAAGCCTTAGAGTTACTACCCTCTAACAATGAGCGTTGTTGAGCAGCATTCAAGACCATTTCACCACCATGTACTGTTGCCTGCATCGGCGCTCCCAAAGGTCCTGGAACAATACCTCCATCTGCATATGCAGGGATCATTGAAGATGCAGGATTCCATGTATTAGGATTTGCACCTCCAGCACCACCGAAGATATTACCTAGGAAACTCATGAAGCCACCACCACCGCCACTACTTGCACTTACCCCAGAGAAGATGCTATTAAGCCCATTAAAAAGGCTTTGTAATCCTTCTTTGAATATTGAACCTAAACCAGAGAGACCCATAACAATACGGTCACCCATTGATCTGTTAGTATCAGTAATTGCAGTAGCTAAGTTACCCATTCCAACCTGAAAGCCATCTTTTGCAGTAGCATCAGCAGCTTTAAAGTCAGCAGGTATTGGTGCATGTGTATCAGTTTCTAGAGGTGATAATTGAGCAAATGGTGTCTCAATAGTGTAGTCACTCTTAGACTTATCAGACTTGAATAGCTTATCTCCAACCTTTCCAGCAAGATCATAAACTCCGGCAGTCATGTTAGTAAATAGTGTATCAAGGGATAATCCCTTAAACATACTATCCACAAAACTCTTGGAGAATGCATTTACGATATTATTGGTAAATGAATCTAATAGCCCACGGAGGTAGTCTTTATAACTTCTCCTACCTTTAAGGACAGCAGCAAATCCTTCCCAAACTTCACCTTGGAATGCTGTTGCAAAGTTGGTACCGAATTCTTTTGCAGGTCCAGAGAATGTGATGCCTTTTGAAGCATCAACCTGGGCCATCTGTGCATCTTTGATCTTTTGATCAGCACGTTTTCTTAATGCCTCAACATTCTTCTTATTGAGCCAGTTATTACCACCAGGCCTAGTAAGTTGTTCTTCTGCTAATCTAAGCTCATCAAGCGTCTTTATCAAATTCTCAACGAAATCTACACCCTGATCATTAAGAGACTTTTCAGTCATCAGTAATGGATGCCCCATCTTTATGATAGCAGAGGATATCACTTCGAAAGGATTACCACCTTTCTCAATTTGTTCTCTGATAGAGGCTTCTTTAGGTGCAGCTGCCCTAAGTATTGATGTAATACGATCTTGAGATGCTTGTAAATTTTCTCTTGTAATAGTAGCAGCATACGCTGTTTGAGATGTGCTCAATTCCTGTAAGGATAACCTGATACTTTCAACTTCAGCTTCCAGACTTCTCTTTACATCAGGCTTTAGAGCAGCATTATTTTTCTCAAATATACGATAGTCTATCTGGGCATTATTACCCTCGAGAGCTTCTCTTACTAACTGTTCTAGACTTGCACCTTGATTTAATCGCTCTCTAGTAATATTATCAGCAACCGGTGGCCCTGAGATTTCCATTGCACTCTTTTGTTTAAGCGCATCCGGAATATATTTCTCAATTAATGCCTTGAGCCATTCCATAAACCTGCCTTCTTTAAATGCTTTCTGAGCTTCAGCAAATAATTCTCTACCTTCTGCTGCCCACTCACGAATAGTAGCATTTATAGATTTAGAATCAGGTGAAGGTGCCTTAATATCAGGGTTAGTCGCTATATCGATATAACCACGACCATGATCACCATTGGGACCTTGTAAATTAGCTAGATCAAATTTACCAAGACCCTTTTCTATTGCATCCTGGACATACTTGGCACCTGTCTTATAGGAAGCAACTGCTGCTACAGGATCATTGTCAAATTTCTGCTTTTGTGCTAGATAATAGTCTACAGCTGCAGGTATAGCTTGAGCTGACAATCTCTCATCTCTTGGATCAGCTTTTCCACCAAAGAGTTCATCTCTACCATTGATGTTCCTGACTTCACCACCAATTAGAGGGTAAGCTCGTAGCCCTACATCTGCTGCTGCATCTTTACGAAATTGACCATAACCAACAGCGCCATAGAATTTACCATCAGCACTACGGCCACCTGCTGAGTTAACAAGATTCTTACCATCAGTCTCCATGCCAAATATCTTTAGCATGATTTCCAAATCTTGTTCAATCTCTATATCTGTCTTACCAGCACCACGCTCTTTCAATCTAGCTTTAATAGCATCAGCTGTTGTCTTAGCAACCGGATTAACCTTGGTGCCAGAGGAGAATCGACTAAAGTTAATATTGCTGTTAATTAGGTCAAGTAGTTCACGATTATTTCTAGCAGACCTGGCATTAACAACATACTCACCATTTGATAGCAATGCTGGTATAGAGTCTGATGTACCAGATCCAGGACCAGAAATAAATCCACCACTAGCAAATCCGAATAAGGCTTTAGCTTTTCTCCACTTCTCAGCTAACCAACCAGCGCCAGTTTTATAAGTAGATTTAACTGTATCTTTGACCGTATCAGCTACAGAGGATACTTTATTTACACCAGCAGAGTATGCTGATTTAGGATCATTTATACCAAGCTTGTCTTTAACCCAATTTGATACCTGGCTTATAACAGATGTAGGGTCATTTAACCCTACTGTCTCTTTAAACCAGTCAACAATCCCTTCAAAGAATCCTGGTTCTCTCTTAGCTGGTGCACTATCCGGTAATACAGGCGGACTAGATATAGCTGAGCTGAGTGTATCATTAATGGCGACAACTTGATCAGCCATAGACTCTTGAAGCCTCTCTGATAATTCACCACCCATCAGCTTTTGATATGCATCAGAGGGGATACCAGCTAATTGTGTCATCTGCTGGAACTCATCAATCTTAGGCATCTCTGTAAACGGTATATCAGAGAGCATAGCCATATCAGAAAGCTTAGAGTATCCAGGTAACCCAGCCATCTTTGCTATTGTTCCACCTTCTATTTGCTCAGGTTTTAGACCAAAGTTACCTAATGGATGATTCTTACCATTAAGCTCTACTGCAGTCCAGGCGGCTAATATTTGTTTAGCTTCTTTAACTCCTGGAGCATTCTCGGGTCTTACTTGCTCTTTACGATAGAATTCAGTAGTAGCAGCTGCAGCTTCAATAAATTTATCACTTACAAAAGAAGCATGATTAAAGGCCCACATTGTGGCATCTGTCTCTGCCTCTAATCTATCCTTGGAATACGTGGGATATGGACCACCAGGATCTCCTATTTTCCATCCACGAGCCATAGCTGAGTAAGCATGGCCTAGCTCATGGAAGTTTGTAAAATAGGCTGCATCTTTAGAACCTGTAGTATGTAACATGCTTGGCGCATTTAACTCGCCAGTAGTCCATGTTGCTAACCCATCAGTCCTACCAGGATTATCCCATGGCCGATATTTATATCCAGGTGCTGCTGCTACATAAGCCCTAATTTCTTCATCAAGCCTACGTAAATAGTTGTCTCGTCTAGCTTGAGGCCAAATAGACTCAATTTTACTTGAAGCACCAATTACAGCACCATCTGAATCACGTTGTATCTTAGTGCTGTTGGATAGTGCATCATACTCTTTAGACAGCCATAGATATGTTAAGTCTTCATTACCTGGTGCCCAAATTCCAGCATTTGCAGGAGCACCAGCAGCATTAATGAGTTCTAATAGCTTCTTATTCTTAGCAGTAGACTTAGCATTGACTACAAATTCACCATTGGATAAAAGTGTAGGTATAGAGTCTGAGGTGCCAGTACCTGGACCACTAATAGGACCGCCTCTAGCTTTCTTTAGAGGAGAGTTATAAGTAAACAGAGCTTCCCATGCACCACCCATGGTCTTTGCAGCCATTGACCAACCATAGGAAATAGCAGAGGATATCTTTTCTCCTAGCTTCTTCTCATCAATACTATCAATACCTTCAGCACCAAATTTAGAAGCTGTTGGCTTCCCGTCTGGGCCTAATGGTGTAATCCACCTGCTAGTATCAAATAAATCAAAGAAAGCCTTATTCTCAGCTGCTACTTGTGCTTGATTTACAGCATAAGCCCCGGTGTCACTTGGTCCAGGAACTAATGGCTTAAAGCCTAAACCAGGTGGATTCTCATGATAAGGACCCCATCCAATCAAGTCCTTAACACCCTTACGCATATCAGAAGGCTTTGGCCAAGGTAATCCAGCAGCTTCATGTGCTTGATCGATTGCTAATCGTTCTTGGATCTCAATATTTCTTTTACCATCATCGATTAACTTTTGTAGAAGCTTATCAGACTCCTGTGGCTTAAATAGTCTATCTAAGAAGGGCCTCTGCATTTGTTCAAGTGCAGATACTTCTGCTTTCATCGTATCAACTTTCTTCTGTTGATCCATAGATGCAGCAGTCTTCTTCCTATTGACTTGGAAGGGTTCCCAATCGAAGATCTCTTTAGCTAAGTTGTTGATAGCCTCTTTAAGGTCATCTATATACTTAGGTACTTGCCTTGCAGCTTCCTCAAAATTATGCGGTAGATCACTAAAGATCTGTTTGATTTGAGGTATCCAGTCTGGCTTAAGGAAGTATATTAATGCAGCAGCTATACCACCAGCTATAATACCAGCGACAATATAGCCAGCAGATCCAAATACTGCTAACAATCCAGTGGTAAATGCACCTAATATAGATCCACCAACACTTGCACCAAAAGAGAGGATAGCTCCCGGTATAGATATAGTTTTAAGGAATATACTGGCAAGTAAAACTCCAAGCGAAGAGAATATAGCTTGACCAGCAAAAGCACTTAGGATAGTGAATCCAATCTTTTGCCAACCAGACCATTCACCCATTTGCTCAGCTATCATGGTGCCATAGTTAAATCCATATAAGGATCCTAGTGCACCACCTGCACCCGCAAAGGTATTTGTAGTTCCTTGCCTAAAGTTATTTCGAACTTCAGCTATCTGTGCACCTAAGGTTTTGCGGCTAGCAGCAACTTCTTCTCTAGTAGCAGTAGCTCTTTGTAAAGCTGCTTGAGCTAATACACTAGCACCTTCCACTCTACCTGCACGAACCCTAGCATCAATAACAGCATCTCTAGCACCTGTAGTGGAGATATGAACACCACGAGCAGCAAATAACCTTTGGGCTGCTTTAGCTTGTGTTAGATTAGCCTCAGCTGCTCTTAAATCAACTGCAGCTCTAGTTACTAATGCTGTTGCACGAGTGTTTTCTGCTTCAGCTGCCCTTTGTGCCCTTTGCGCTCTAGCTAATTGCATTCCAGAGAATGCATAATCAACCTTACGCAATTGTTGCTGCATTATATTGGTAGGGGCTGTGGCTATTTTAGTAGCTACTCCCTGCATGTAATCTCTACCAGCTTTCCATAATAAGGCAATCTTAGCCATTAAGGAGAGAATACCTAAGGGACCTTTATCACCGAAGACACCTTCACCAAATAATAATGTAGTCAACTTCTTAACCATACCTAATACACCTAGAGATATGGCTTGGATTGTAGTATCGATTTGTTTCTTGTCTACAGTCTGAGCAACAGCTAAACCAAATCCAGTTGTGATTAATCCAGTAAGAACGCTAATAACAGGACCATTACCACGGAATGCTAGGAGTACTGCACCAATTGCCACCGCAGCTACTGTAGCAATTGCAGGTATCTGCATTTCAAGAGGTAATGCATTTACAATATCATGCCCAGGGAATCTCTTCTCTTTGTGTCTCTGTGGGCCATATTGAACATACCCAAATTCATCCCTATTAACATCCTTACCAGTAAACTTCTCACCCAGCATGGCCTTCCTTGCAGCCATCTGGTAATTCATAATCTTGGCTTCCTGTTGAACACGCTTATTAGTCCAGCCTAAGACTTGTTTAACAGTATCACCAAATTCAGAATTATCAAACTTATAGTTGAGTTTTCCGTAGAGTGCGCCTAACTTCTCCAAGTACGGGGTAGCATATTGGATAGCACTAACAATTGCATCCTGTATATACATTCCGAACTTTGATCTAGCGATTTCACCAAATATCTTATCTACTGCACCTGCAAACTTACCAACATAAAATAAAGGCTTCTCTAATAATTTCGCCATCCAGTCAATAACACCCTGTACCATATCAGGAATCCAGGAGTGTCCAATGACTCTATCATACAGCCAGAAGAATGCACGCTCGATAGACGTAACCCAACCAAATACATCTTTCTTTATGCTCTCTAATTTCGGGAAGAAATCAGAAAGTCTCATTGCTGCTACTTTGAGTTTAACCTCTAATGGCTCTTTAAACCATTCGAGTACTTTAAACCAGATATCCTTGGCAGTATCACTTAGTAAATAGAATCCACCAATAATATCGGTTATAAATATACCAAACTTCAATCTCATTGACAGAAGATTATCTTCTAAGTTCTCAGAGAATTGAGCAATCCGAAGGGCTACATTGTTGATAAACTCAGGGATTGTACCACCAGATGATTTGAATACCTTGGCTACAGCTGCTCCTGCAAGAAATAGAGCATTACCCATGTTAGTAAATGCTTGTCCATAGGTAATACCAACTTTCTTGAAGTTAGCATTGATATCATTTGTTTGGTTTAAGATTGCACCAAACACTTCTTTAGCAGTAAGCTTACCAGCTGCACCAAGCATACGCATTTGGCCAATAGTAACACCAAGGCCTTTGGCAATAGCTTGTGCTAATCCAGGTGCATTCTCGAGAATAGACCTAAGTTCATCACCTTGCAGTCTATCAGAAGATAACGCCTGGCCTAACTGAATAATAGCTGCTCTAGCTTGCTGTGCATCTGAACCACCGATAGCAATTGCCTTCGCCACATTTTGCACTACTACAGTTACTTCTTTTCCAGAGGCACCTAAGTTCTCTGATGCCATTGCAATCTGTTGATACATCTGAGCAATGGAACCAAAGTCTGCTCTAGTATTTAATGCAACATGACTTAATGTGCGAAATGCAGCTGCAGCTTGTCCAGAACTCTTGTTTATCAGTGTAAGACGAGTATTAATATTTGTAAGTTCATCAGCCCATCTAACAAATGTTGCTGTTCCAGCTGCAACAGCTGCAAACTTAGCTATGTTAGTTGCTAGCTTATCGAATGAACTTGATACAGTAGACGCTGATTTGTTTAAGTTAATAACAGCGCCGTTTAGATCTTGCAAACCACGAAGTGCATTACCACCCACTTTAAAGTCTAATGCACCTCTACCTACACCTGCTTGTATACTCTCTACTGACTTCTTAAGTTTAGCTACATCATCTTGAGCTTGCTTAGAGTTAGCGAGAATATCAAATTTGATAGCCATGAATATTACTCCATTAAAAAGCCCTAGATGACGACCCAGAAAGGGTGCCATCTAGGGCATTCTCATGACTCAGTCACCTGAACAATCGTACCTACAGGAGTTCCTCCAGCTGCTAATGCAGTCATTTCTATAAAGTGCTTTGGAGCTTGTTTGGAAGAACCATTATTTAGTTGCTCAATGTATGGTACATTGTTCATGATTGTATATCTCTTTTCTCGGCTTAGATTCTTAACTAATACCCACGAAGCTCGAGCTAGGCCTGTATCCACAGGAGTGGCCTCTTTTAGCTTATCAATTAGGTTGTCAGTCTTCTTCGCCAACTCTTCATCCATCTTCTTCATTACTTCTCGATTAATCCTATCAAACTCATTTTCCAAGTTTCTTATTCTGATGCTAATCGCCATCCGTAGCCTCCTCAAGTATTTTCAATTTATCACCGTTAACAGAATTCATTATATGTTGAAAGAACACAGAACCCTTTAACGACTCCCATTGAGAAGGTTTACGTGCACTCTTTTGAATAGCCTTAAGACTTGGGAATAACTGACCTGGATTAACCTTAGCACCAGTCGAAAGAATGGTGAGATAGGTTCGATTGTCTTCCCTCCATCCAATCGGTTTCCTAGAGAAATAATCAAACCAACCTAAAAACTCATCATACGGCAGTGACAAGACATCTCTAACTGACATATGGAGGGCGTATGCCAGTTCATAAATCTCGAGCTCTTCATCACTGAGTATTATTTTGAGTCTTGCTTATTCCCACCGCCAAGACCAGAATACTTCATGATCTCAGCAGAAAGTTTAGTTAGCTCATCCATGGCAATACCGCCCATGTCTTCATCAGACAACTCAGAAAGCTCTTCAGCTCCTTGGCGTACAACCAAGAACAGCAATTGTAGATTCCCCTGTTCAGTAGGGTTTTCTTCAAGAACTTTAGCCTGCTCTTGGATCTTTACAACCTGAGAAACCGATAACTTAGAGATATCAATTTCAGCATTCAGGAACTTAACTTTCTTAGTTACCTTATTACCAACAAATCGGTTAGCCATTTACTCACCTGTAAAATCTTCTTTATGTTGCAATTGGAAATCGTCCACTTGTTTCCTCATCGTATGGAGGATGGCAAGTGTAGTGAAAATTTCCTGTGACTTTTTCTGATTACCGTCAAACTCTTTGATACGTTCAAACGTTTTCCTAATGCTAATATCAATGCTTTTACGCATATGTTTAGCAGTAGTACGTAAGACGTATCCTTGAGAGAACGGCTTGGATTCTTGATTATCCATATGCTCTCGATAGGGTAGGGGCAAGCTTCTTGTGGATAGCTATATTTAATACTGATTATCCAATTCAGTACCCCTATCTTGTTAACTAATTACAGCGTATACGCACCGTAGAATTGCGAATTCAGGGTGATCGTCAGAGTCGCTGTCGTTGCATCGGTCAGCTGCGGATTAACCAGGAGAGCATCAATCTTGCCGATGAAATACCACATCGTGTTTTCAACTGTGCCAGCGCCACCAATCGACGCAGCAGTCGAAGCATACCCCGGCGGCTTCGCATTCAGAAGCGTAAAACGGAAAGCATGCTGCTTGCCATCACCAACCATGGCACCCAGAACCGAAGTAGAACTCCAGTCAGCAGCAACATAGTTAATGGTCAGCTCCATGTTCGGAGCATCAGCCTGGCCCTGGACCTGCTGCGACGTCTTCGAACCATAACCAGGTACGTTAACGATATTAGCAGGAGTACCCATCGACGGGAACTCACGGACATTCTTGACACGGGTAAATGTGCCAGCAGCCGGAGTATCTGTCTCTGTCGCAAACAGCGGATCAAACTCACCAGCAGTATCAAGACCTGTCAGCGATGTAGTGTGATTGTGCACAGCGAGATCAGAGAAGATCGAGGCACCAATAGAAGAAATATGCATTACCGAACTCCAAAGAATGTAAAGGGAATGGAAAACTTACTATGACTCAGACTAGGGTTGTCTTTATCATTTCCTAGATTCACTAACGAGCTAGACATAAACTGAGTAGACCCATTTGATGTAGTCTTCAAAGTTTTACCTGCTAGATACGAATCTAGTTTATCTGCGATAGTTGACGCCCTTGTCGGACCATCCCCTGCAGAAGTAAATATATCTATGATAATAAGTCCAGCACTAGAATACGGTAAGTTAACTTGAGAGTCACCGCTAGCAACTACATCAACTCTGATATATTCAGCACCACCTACACCTACATAATTCACAGGAAACGTCTTAATGTTTTCTGCTGTCCAGGCTACAGATGCAAAAACAGAAAATATATCTGCCTGTAGATCAAGATATTTACCCATTATGACTCCCTCGCCCCAATGATGGTAATTGTATACCCATCATTCTTAAAAGGAGGCACAATATTCCAGGTAACTCCTGCTATTGTAAACTTGTCATAGATATCTGGTTGATCGATATCCTTTGCTTTAAGGAGTAACTCTAACCTTAAAGTAGTAGATACCGCTGCAGCATTTCCTTTGTTCAGAACTACTCCTCTTACAGTCTTATTTGTAGGAGTTGAAACAGTAGCCGTACCTGAATTGAAAGCAAATGCTGTCGCAGTCTTCTCAATCAGAACAACATCTACAGCAAGATTCTTTAGCAGAGAGAAAGCCTTGTCTACTTGAGCAATAACCATCTCTCTGTATCCCATTAATTAGCCCTCCACCAGCTATTTGAACCAGCGTTAGCTTGTAGTGGTTTAACTAACCTTAGGACATTACTAGGTATTTTACTTGGCGGTTTTATAAAATCAAGTCTGATTGGTCCCACTGAAATGTTCTTAACACCACCTGTATCATCTTGCAAACCATCATTATTTAAGAGATGATATGCTAGCTCATACGTGGCTTTCTGAACACGCAAAGGTACACCCGTGATAGATACCACAGTACCTAGCCTGGGATCAAAGTACTCACCAGAACGTGGGAATGCTAGCGATTGTGATTCACTTACGGCAGTGCCAACCCAAGAGAGGTCATCCAGCATGCTAGTAGCAGTGACCAAAGCCTGGGACTTTGTTGGTTCATCAGCAGCAGTCCAGGCAGCTACATCTAATCGATCTAGAAAGTAACTATCCGCTTCTGCCACTGTAACATATGAATTAGTCCCTTTGACTAATGCCATAAGTGACTCCCTACATTAAGCGTGGAGAACCGGCAGAATTCCAAGCGAAAGAGCCGAAGTAGCCTTACGATTCCACATACCCTGAACCGTAGCACCAAGAGTAGCAGCGGTAAGCAGACCCTTGGAGGTACCAGTCATGACCGATTGGCCATAATCAGCATCCGACGGGAATGCATCAACCGGGCCAGCCCAATCGTAACCAGCCGGAGCAGCAACATAGCCCCAACGATACCACATCGAGGTAACACCACCACCCATATACTTACGAGCGTCACGGTAGATTTCAGTCGGAACCGGAACGTTAAGCGCCTTCATCGCAAGCGCACCCGGAAGCACGATAAACGAGGTCTTAACCGAGGCAACGTTCGGAACAACGCCAGCACCAGTACGCAGCTTAGTGAATTCAGTCGAGCTAAACGATTGCACAGCACGCGTTTGGATCAAACGGAATTTACCAGCAAAGATCGTTTCGAAGTTGACATTACCTTCAGTGATCGTGGTCTGATCAACCAGGTTAGCCGAACGAATCGACGCCAGGACTTCAGGCGAGACGACCAGGTAAGCATACTCAGGCTCATAGTCCTTCCAGGCCATTCCCATGGCATTCAGGAAGCCTTCAGCACGAGCAGCACCTTGGGCTGTAGACGAAGCGGCAATAACCGGCTTAGCACCAGCCAGGTCAACATAGAAGCCATACGTCTTCAGTGTCGGATCGTTATCCCATGTCTGTCCACCAAGACCACCGGCGAGCATAGAGCCATTCAGCACTTCCGAGATAGCAACACCCTTCAGCACAGAGAGAATAGCATTATGTTCGTCTTGAGCACGAGTCTCAGCAAAATCACGACCAACCTTAGCCAGACCATCAACCTGGGTCACGACTTCAGTCATGTTAACCTTATCAACACCATGCGTACGCAGAGTCTTGATGTAAGTCAGGTAGTCAGACGTAAAGACAGTCGCCGTACCATCAGTCGCTGTCGCAAGCGAGGCGATATTGATGGTGGGGTTCAGCGGCTTGTACCAACGCATTTGACCGATAAAGGTCTCAGTGTCGGTCTTAATTTGAGGATTGTCACCGACAATGCCTGTACCCGAAAGCTTCTTAGCATTTGTGTAAGCTTCATCAGCATACGCATTGATAGCAGCCTGGAGGACATACCCGTTGTTCAGGGAGGCATTAGCAGCATAATTGACTGTTTGAGGCATTTCTTAGGTTCCTTAAATTGAATTCAAATCTCCAAATTTACCTTCAGCAGCCATTCTCAGGACTTCTTCTTGAGATAAATTGAAGAGAGACTTTCCAGATTTTGTATCAGGAGTTCCACCACCGGAGGGTTGATTAGTACCAGCTCCAGAAGAGGACTTAGGTTTAAACAAGAAAGATTGCTCTTCGCTCTTAGCAAACTCGCCAACAAAGTCTCGAATAGAAACACCGGAACGATGGACCCATTGACCAGAATCATTCTGGACAAGTTGTTCAGTGATTACCTTATAGGCCATCTCTGAAGCAGTCTCATTCCTGAAGGCCAGACCCTTGAGTGCGTCACGCACAGAGACATCACGGCTTAGTTCCGTGTTTCTCTTTTCAAGAGCTGCAATCCTTGCATTGGAATCAGCAAGACGGGCTTCATAAGCTTCCTTATGCTTACCCTCTTCTTCCATCTTCCGGATGCTAGCTTCTTTCTCTTTTTGTTCTAACTCGGCAGCTTTCTTTAGAGCTTCATCACGTTGCTTAAAGGCCTTATCAAGTTTGTCCTTGATATCCTTAAGCTCCGCATCTAAGCGTTCTTGCACCAACTTTGAAACTAAATCCTTATCTTCAGGCTTAGGAGTAACGACTCCCTTGTCTTCAGGATCAGGTGTAGTAACAGTGTTAGGATCTTGTGTGTTAGGGTCCGGCATTTTATTTCCTTGGGCACAGCCCGATTTAATCTGGACACAGTCTCAGATTATGTTAGCCAATACCATACCAGTACAAGTTTTTCTTGAAATCAGTAGGTATGTTAGCAAGAATATCCTCTTTAGTCAGGATATCATCTTTTGTTAGCACTTTACCGCCAATAATACTTCTACCAGGTACAGGTATTAAGCCTATATCTTTTGCTTCATTAAGGTACTTAAGATATACCTCACGAGGTAAGCCACGGGCATACATCTCATCAAGTGTATCTTGTATTACATTCTTAGTGGCCATATCAGCGTAGATACCGCGTAGTGCCCACCTTGATTCTAACATTTGAGCTGCATTAGTGAAGAAGGCATCATGTACTGTTGATGTCTCAATACCATGATCCTTTCCCCACATGTGGAATCTCTTGACAATAACAGCGTCATTAGAATGATTACCATTAACAGCAAATGCAGTTCTAGCTTTTGATGCATCCACAATGTCATTTATCTTACCCTTATGGTTTCTAAACTCATCCCACCATGTAGGGTCTGTCTTTTGGGGTACTTGGAGAATATTAGTTACCCAATTACCGTCTTTATCTTTATAGTTAAGTCGTTCTTCGAATACTTGAGTAAAGTTCTGTTCGATAGTTTTACCATCGAAGTTTTTCCATGGTACATTGGTCCACTTCTTAGGTAATTTATTAGGATAGAATATCTCTATACCTTTTGTGATATCCTCTCCTAAGATACTATAGTTCAGTATCTTGAATCCTGTTCTTCTGTTCTTTGGACTTTTAACACCGAACAATATCTTATCTAAATTACTACCTGGAACCCACCCAGGAATTCTCCTAAGTATTTTATCACGGATAGCTTCATCCTTAATACCCATTGTTCTACTTAACCATTTAGGTAATCTCTTACCGGCCTTATATTGACCAAATACCGCTGTCTTTAAGATTTCTGAGAAGTCTAAATCTGATTGACTCGGCTTAGCTAGTGTAACATAGTCTTCAGCTAATCTACCAAAGAAACGGGTAAAGTCCTTAAGTACAGGAACTTGCTCTCTTAGATTCTCGCTCATTATCTGACCAATGAGTTTGAAATCATCTGGAGTAACAGTACTAACATACTGCCTTGACATCTTCTCTAAGAGATCTCTTGTCTTAGGTTCAAGGAAATATAGTTGTTCCATTATATCTGCACCAGGATTCAAACCTTTATTGAAGATATCTTTTACATCTTGTCTTAATGCTTTCAATTCTTCATAAAGATAGGGATCCCATTTCTCATATCGGGCCATTCTAGCAGAAATCTCATTTAATACTTTATCTCTGTCTGATGTCTTGACTACAAGTCTACCTTCATCTTTCCCTAGTACTTTTGCTAGCTTACCTTCGACATTCAGAATACCAGTACGTTCACCCGCACCATAGAAAGTAACCATGTTCTGAGCTTTAGCAGCCTTACGCAAGTCTTTCTCAGTAAGACCTAAACGCTCATTTAGCACTTTGAATCTAGGATCGTTGAAAGTAGTATGCGCAATCTCATCATACAATCTACGCTTTTGATCTGTAGGCACTACATTTGATAGTTGTGCTAGCTGCTTGTTCTTTGTAGTGAGAGCAATAATCTGTGCTCCTGATGAAGAAGCATCTTGCTCAAGTGCTACAGATATTTTATAGTTCTTTAGTTTAGTTAAATTTGCAGCAGAATAATCACCACTAAGATGATTGTCTATCTTGGCAAGTTCCATTGCAAGACGAAGTACCTTACCTTGGTCCTCACCATCAATTCTAGACAGTAAGTCTGAATCTAATACCTTACGGATATCATTAGGTTTAGCTCGGAGCATATGATTACCGATCTTCACCAGGTCAGCGCGCCAATGTTCAGCAATAGATTGCCTTCCTGTAACAGATAAAGAATTGTATCTACCTTCTAAGTAATCACTCAAGCCACCTAATAAGCCACCAACTTGGTCTTGTAAATTATAGAACTCTGCTACAGAAAAGTTCTGTGGTACTGCAGTATTCAAGAACGGTCTGAATGTTTCACCAGACTGAGGTCCAATCATACCACGCTCGTAGATACGTGCTCGATGATCTAGGAAAGGATGATTAGAGAATGCTGTATCCTTTTCTCTTAACCATCTCATTGCCTTAATTCTTTCATAAGCATCACCACGCTCAACCATATACTCACGATATTTGTTTAGCTCATTGTAATACTTAGCCTTACCTTTATCGTCTTCGAAGTATAATAGCTTCTCTATGAAATTATGAAACTCAGGATCAATCTTATATTTAGCATTAGCTGTCCAATTTAAAGCATCAGCCATATTACGATCAATAAGATCTTCTGGGAAATCTCTGAATGAGTCAGTAGATGTAATAGGTATACGTGTATCCCTGTTATACCTATCAAAGTAAGTCTTGTACCCCTCTCTAATCTTCAACCTATTACGATCTTCTGTAACTCCAAGCCTAAGCCCTACATCTACTTTTCTTTGCAGCTTAGAGTAGGCCTGAATACGAGGGTCAGTAATTCGAAGATTAACAGAGAATGTGTCATAGTATTGACCAAAGTATTGGCCACTAAGACGACTCTTCATTCTACGTTTCTGAACACCAAAAGTTTCTAATTCATAGAAACCTTTCTTATTAGCATCATCTAAAATCTTTTTACCTAGATTATACCATTCATTTCTAGATCCACGGTAGTTAGCTAGATTGTATAAGTCCCTACCTAAGCTAACCGCTAATTGATCTCTATCAGGTGAATCAGCAAGAGATAGTCTCCTAGCAAACTTTAGATAAAATTCCTCCATCTGCCAATCTTCAACTCGCGACCTAATTTTGTATGGTATTTTGTAATCTAGTATGTTTCTTAATCTTTTAGCTATCTTAGGAGCGACTCTGTCTTCCCAAGTATTGCGTGCAAAAATATTATCTATGAAGTTATCATGGAGTTCTTGTAATTGTACTGGCCCAAGTATAGGGTCTATATAGTTTGCCTGTTTTAATTTGAGTAAGAGGTCAGAATCTTTACGTATCTGCGTTTCAATATAATCAGATACATTCATAACGTCGAACTTAATTTGGCCTTGTACAACAGCTTTAAAGTTGCCCCATGACTCACCATTCTCTCTATACCTAGTGAAAAGAATACGTAGGTTCTCAGTAACAACGCTACGTTCATTTATACCCATCGAATCTTCTAGATTATCAACAAAAGAGATGATGAACTCTTTATCTTGATTAGTTAGTACATCAGACTCTCTTACAAGTCGATACGCATTATTGAATGCATCTTTATTAGGCTGATACATTCTAGCATCTTCATACCTACTTGTAATTGGGTTAAATTTTAAATTCTCTTCAGACGGTGGTGAGGCTAATACTCTTTGTTTGGTATTCTTCTTATTATGTAAGAGAGTACCACGGTAATTAGTTAATGAGAGAGTGCCATCTAGTTCGCCTGACTGCAATAGATAATATTCTTTAAGTGTCTTTTGTAGTTTCTTATCTTTAATAAGTTGGTCTGGCGTTTCTACAGGTAGTGACAATGAATCTAGCTTCTCTTTTGCCTTAGCAAAGCGCTTTGTATCACCAGAAACACCATACCCTGAATCCGATAATCTATTGAGTTCTTTAATACCAATAGACTTACCTTCTTCATTTGTAAACTTACTAAGTTTAAGATCACCTTTATTGAATATCGCTACCTTGTCCATATCACCTAGGTGGCGAAGTTGTACTTCTGTACTTTGCCTTCGCAACCATGTATCGTAAGACTCCTTCAGAGGTGATTGTCCATCATACCATTGCCGCTGCTTGAGAGATAAGTTCTCAAAGTTTTTCTGCCTTATCTGTGCAAGCCCAGTAATTTCGCCAAATTGTTCGAAAGACTTAACAATAGGTACAGTGGTAGATCGACAATGCCAATGAGCAGGAGGCAAATGACGAGTATCCTCAATTGGGTATATATGGCCATCACGAGAAGCACAAAGGGGAGTAGTTCTGGAATCCAGGACAGCGACGTATTGCCATCCTTGAAGTGCTTGAGCATTAGCTTTATAGACGGCATGATCCACCTGTGCATACACAGAAGTAACAGCTGTAGTAACAAGCCCTAAAGCTTGATTACGCGATATTTTGAATGCTGCACCTTCTCTCACAAGTCTAGCTATCTGCTCTTCAGTAAGACCTTCTGCGAGACCCTTACGAATTATAGCCTCCAGCCTCTTCCTCTCACTTATAGCAATACCTGCCCAGCCTTGTGCTAATGTAGTGTTACTATACAATGGCTTTTCAAGTACAATCTCCTCTGCGATTCTTCTTGTAGGTCTCTCTGTACGCCAGATCTTACCTAATGCAGAATCAAGAGTTTGTACTGTATAGCTTGTTTGACTATTTACTAAATCTAATAAGGATGTCTTACTAGACGTATGTGCTTTTTGATATGTATCCAAAATAATAGCACTGAGATTATCTTTAAACTCTTTACTATTAAGTTTTGAATTCTCTATTAACTTAGGTACTTTGATCTTGTGTTCATCCAGGATAGCATCAACTTTGCTGCCCACCCTCTTTTCATAGAGTCGAAGCATAGCTGATCTATCTACTGAACGATCATAGATCTTGGTGTTAGCATTGTCAGCCATTATTGCCTCCGGAAAATACTGAAGAATACACCCGAAGATGTATTCCTGACTATTCTCGCTTATTTCTTTTTATTCTGACCGTACTTAGTTAAGCCGAGACTTGCCATTTCACTCTTAAGCTTCTTTTGCACCGTAGGAGAAAGACTATCGAATACCTTCTTATTATGGTGTAAAGCAATAGCAGTATTAGTATGCCTAGCTGCTAACCATCCAGTTGTTACTCCACCGATATGAGTAGTAGCTCTGGCTGCACCTTTCGATTCAGTAGCTCCATACACAGCTCCAGTAGCTGCCGCTGTCACTAAGGCACCTCCTACAATTGTAGCTGCCCCTAATGCTGCATGGGTTCCTGCTCCACCACGTACTTTGGCAAGAGCAGCGCTACCTTTAGTAGGAATTCTGTACATGACTTTATGCTCACCTGCGGCATTCTTATTACCCCTAGGTGCTCCACCACCTTTTCCCTTAGCCATTACTTAACTCCCTTTTTAGCGGCAGGTTTAGCAGGAGCTGCAGCTGGCTTCTGAGCTAATGCCTGGGCTTGCAAGTCAAGGTTTGCTAACTCCACTTCTTGTGCATAGTCAGCTTGTTCCTTAGGTGTAATGATCAGTTCATCATCATTAACTTCCTTCTGACCTTCTTCATCATCATAATCAGGAGGAATAATATCATTAATTTTGAGAATTTGCAACCATACAGTCCTGGGAATAAGACCTGTTTGATACCACTCAGTAACTAACCTCAACCAATCGGCCCCAAGAGGCGTAGGATTAAAATCAGCAGAAAGAGTGAATTCAACGTCAGAGCTAGTGTACTGGCGATCATAACGCCAATTAAGCATAAATGCGATAATATCTGCAAGTTGATTGCTGATCTTGACGTTAAGCGTTCCGAGTTGTGCGGTTTGAGCAGCATTACGAATCTCCAGGGCAACACCTGATTGATCTGTCTCTGCTGCTAACAGTCGGATACCTAGCCGTGCCATTTCTTCAATGGCAGCTGCTATCGCCCTGTCCATGTCAGCAAGAGCTTCAGTAGGTGTGGCCAAGACTGTAACATCATCGTCCTGGCCAACCTTAATCCAAGTTCCTAAACCAGATTGAACAATGGCTTGAAATTCTTCGTCTGACATCCCAGACTTAACTACAGGCGTATATGTTGATGCACCATACAATAAATGATTACGCCTACTCATCTTATTGTACAAAGCAATTTCTTTATCTTGCAAAGGAGTTAATAATGGTTCTACAGGTTGAATAGCACCATTTAAAGGCCATGCAGGAATAATATCTAAAGGTTTACCATTTGCTAAAATATTTGTAATTGTATCGACAAGCTTAAATTCAGAAGCCTTCTGACCATATTGTTGTTGTATCTTACCATTTACAACAGGAACCATACCATCTTCAACAGGTCGTTGGTACTTACGAATTTGATATTTATTATTGACAAGCTCATGGACCCATACAGTGTCAATAAGCTTAGGGTGAAACTCGTTAGCAGGATCGGCTTCCTCTACATAGTTTCGTGTAATGACCATAGTAAGCTTCTGCTTACCACTATCACTAGTGCCCATACGCCAATTAATAATAGACTCAGCATTCCAGAGAATAGGGTAAGGTTTATATTCTTGGAACTCTTCAGTAGTCAGCTCATCTGCATTAGGAATACGAGGATAGTCTACATAGATCCAAGCACGAGAAGTCTGCATCTCTTCCCATAGTGCTGTATCTAAAAAGCTAACTAAAGGGTTACTATCCTGGGTGAACGCGTCCATAATCCATTGATATGCCTCTTCAGGTGCATCATCAGGGAGTTCAAGTTGCGGTTGTTTACGGAGTAATCCACCCACTAATATCTTAGCATACATTGCAACAATACCAGGCAGTTCAGCTTCTGCCTTATAGAAATTGTATTGTTCTTGCGTCATCGAAGGAGAAAATGGCAGCAAAAGATTACTGAACATATAGGGATCTAATATCCCATCATAATCTTTTACAAAGCGCTCTCCATTACAGATAGCTCTAGACTTATCCCATAGCGGGCGAATTGATTCATAAGCAGCTGTAGGATCAGCTACAGTCTTACCTTTTGCGGAGGCGTTTGTAACTGCCATTTCATGTCCTTATATTAGGCCTCAAGAAAGGCAACAAAGTCTCGAGGGGCACCTACATATGTCCTGTTTGAAAATGTGCTTCGTGCAAAGATTGTTCCTTCCTTTTCACCAGGGAGGATAAGCCATTGCGAAGCTGCCCTATCCTTAGGATGAAGTTCGGAGAGGTCATTCGGAGAATCAGGTTGTACATCCTTAACTGCAGGTGCTTGAGCGATAGCCGAAGATTCAATCTTAGGAGCAGCCATCATCTTAGGAGCAACGGGTTGATTAATAGCCATAGTATTTACCTTGTTTGCCATCTGGGAGCACGCATTTGATACATTCGTGGCATCTTAGCCGGTATCCTGCGTCCCATTATTGAAGGGGTTACCTCTGTTACAATATAGAATAGACCTCGGAGTGCAATTGATTTTACACCCGAGGTTATACCACGCAAGGCAATAGCTCGTGGGTTAATCATTGTCTTGTCACAGTGACTGTGTCTCCACCTTCACTGATATCCTGAACAATTGATCCAGCTTCTCTCCTTGTAGGTGATACAACAAGAGCTTGACCTGGATTAAGACCCTCTAAAGTATGTAATTCTGCTAGCTGCGTGGCTTGCTCTGGGGTTAATCCAACGGCTTCAGAGAGTGTTCGAGTTGCATGTGCCCAGACATCTGCTGCAGATAACAATTGTACTGTTAGCTGTCTTGAAGCATATGACCAAACATCTGCCGCTGTAGCTCCACCACCTCCACTACCTGATACAGTAGCAAATGCAGCAGCCTTAGTTCTATCTACAAATACTCCAGCAACAGGAACAATAGTGCAATTTAGATTACCCTCAATGAGGTAATTACCCGCATTAGGGAACTTTAATTGGTAGCCATTGATGAAGTCCACAGCATGGAAATATGATCCACTACCTAAAGACACCTTCTTATAGGTGATGATAGGATCATAGAGAACCCCAGCATCAGAGCTCTCTAAGATCCTAACGGCTTCTTTAAAGGCAGGTAGATCTAATATATCAGCTGTACTCTCCACAATTTTATTTGGCCAGTCAACTGATATAGCCATGTTTACTCGTCTGCGGTTAGAATTGCGTTAGTACCATTAGAAGCGGCATTGCTACAAGCAAATGTAGTTTCAAATGGCTGACGACTATTAGGCGAGCTACCTTTACGTACCTTCAACCTGGCAGTAAAGTCTGAGCCATACGTGTACGCTGTAGATGCCTCAGTTGTGCTAGCTGCAACCTTGTCCAAGAAAGGTACCCAAGCAGGAGAACCACCAGCATGTACTTGTCCCCATGTACCACTAATTGTAAAGGTCTTTGTTCCAGGCACTACTGATGTATACTGATATGGTTTACCATTTACTCGAATGTATCCAGTAGCTGGTGTATCTGTCTTAATAGCCTCATTGACAACACAAGTGTTGCCACCAGAAGTAGTAGCTCCATTTAGGGTGTACTCATTGGTCAGGAAATCACCAGATCCATTATCCCTGCCAACAATAACATAGGCACCAACTTCAAGACCGCCAATGCTAATAGCTGAAACCACAGGGTTCGTGATAGTAGTACCATCATGCGAAATCATCTGGTACTTCTGACTATCAGCAGCTAGAGCACCTGCAATGTACCAACCTTGAGCTACGAACCACTTTCCACCGGCAACTGTCCCGAAAGGAGCAGCACCATTAGGAGTATATGCAGCATTAAGAGTCCGATACTTCCAACCTAACTCTCCATTGATTGTCGTCGTAGATGCTTCATCACAAATAGCTTGACAGTATTGAGCAGCTTCTGCAATTGTGCAACCATTGGATAAAGTAATTGTACCCTTATAAGCCTTAGAACCATTACCATCCCCTGTATCTTTGTTATGATCACCAATAGTAATCGTAACCTTTGTGCTTAAGGCTAACGCCGCAGCCAGATTGAGGGGAGTCCAGTCTGTGGATGCAGTAGAAATAGCGGCAGGTTGTTCGCCACCAGCCACCAGGTTAGCTGCGAAATCGCCATAGGTCTGACCGTATTTTCTACTAAACGCCCTAACATCACCATTGTCAATGAATGCGCCACCAGTCTTCCCCTTTACGAGAATCTGAATGTGACCATTCGGCCAGAACTTGGTAAGCTTAGAACCATTCTGTACAACATACATAGGGCTAGCAGCTACAAGCGGCGAACCGATTGTCTTTAAGCCTGTATATAGTACATTACCACTAGACTGGCTAATGGATCCAAAGTTTAAGTATTGAGCAGCGTCATCATCAATGTTGAATGCACCCAACAAGTTTAATGACATTGGCTTAATAGCAGAACGAGGACCGTCTAGCTTAGAGGGATTGCCTGTTAAAATACTAACAGCATCATCACCTGAGCTAGCAGCATCGTCAGCTAAGTCTTGTAGCCACTCGTGTAATTGTAATACAGTGTAAACTGTAGCGCCACCTGTATGTCGGATATCACCACTACTATTTACACTAAAGTCACTGCCGATTGCCATTTAGTGTCCTTATTCGTCTAGGTCTTGAACAACAGCAGGTAGTGTAATACCCGCATACGTTAAATTGAACGAGACTTCATAAGGCTTATAGTAGGGGGAACCTGAAGCTTTCCTAATCTTTAACCTTAAATTCAGTGGAGTATCTTCTGTTGTATAAGTATAAGACAGATTACCATCTGCACTTACACCTGCTGCTATTTGTACACCATCAGAAACACGCTCTAGACTCCATCTCGAGCCTGCTACAATACCTGATGTTGCAATTACTGGAACATTGATAGGTGCATCATCAATAGTCATTCCAAAGGATAATGCTGGCCATCCACCAAAAGCAGCACCTGTAACAGCTGTTTCAGCAGAGTTAACAACAGCAATACCTTCACCTGGATTAATCACTAATGCTGCATCACGTACTAGCCAATCTGACTGATGCATACCATAAGAATAACCTAAGTTATCTAGGAATGCATTACCTGCTCCTCTGTACCCTGCAGGTTCAGCTAACATGTTTCTAAATACTGGACCATCAAAGTCTCTAGTATGTAGATAGTTAAGACCTTTAGGAAGACCACCAGGAGAGGCAGCACTAATAGCAACCTCCGGTACACCATACGGGATGAACCCAATATTAGTGTACATCTTCATACCACTAGGAGGAGCTGGATATGTAGTATTGAGAGGTGATAACCACATAGGTATCTGCTTGCATGTATCATTAACATCCCATGCATACATCTGACCTACAGGGACTAGCTTTAGCGTAGGCGTATCAGATGTACCTACATCCATGACACTATAGCTAATTATCTCGACTACGTCCGATGAGCCAGCCTTATTAATGACAGAGCAAAGATTAGTACCAGGGTAGCCATTAGCAATAAAATCATATGTGATACACTTAGCATTTACACACAGTTGTAGATTTACACGTATTGGGTTACATAGAGCTGTAGGATTAGGCTTGCAATACAGGCTAAACGCCTCTCCTGCACGTAACATAATATGCTCAACAGTACTACCTGTTGTAGATCTACGCCCTTGTAATTTTCTAGCACCGAATGTTTGTGGCTTACCAAATAATAAAGTGTTCTGTGTACCTAAAGCACCTGACTGCCTAGTAGCTAACAAAGTATGTATAGGCTTTTCTACTGAGATACCACCACCTCTATATACCTTAACATAGCTAGAGAGTGACCATGAAGGGTCTGATTCTGTACCCCATGATGTAATGTCATCATTGAATGATACTTCACTCTCATCATTACGAGATACAATAATAGCAGTAGCCGCTGTACCTTGGTAGCTAGAATTGTTATATACTTCTAAAGACCTTAAAGTTAGCTTCCTGCCTGACCCTGAAGGATTAACCAATACAAAGTAGGCAAAGCCAACGTCTTGTGTAGCACATTCCTCAACCAATCCTCTGTATTGATATTTAGGCATTAGTACTCCGTCTTACCTTCTAACTAATTTCTCAGACAATGCAGAAGCAATTAGAGCATTACCAAAATCTTGTACATCTTTTTGTGTCATGTTTGCTTGTGCACACCTGAGTCTACCATTATTGTCTAGATGCATAACTAGCAGTTTAGCATCGCCAGGGATCATCATCCTGACATTATCAAGTACTGTTCTAGTATCTTTCATCAATGACCTTAAGAGATTGTGAATTCCATAAAGATATCAGAGATACCCACAGCATTAGCACCTGGCTGTGTAACATGAACACCTTGGTTCTGCATACACACAAGAGGCTCAATGTTTGTATCACCTGTGCTATCCCACATAGCCATCAATGGTACGATACATTGGAACTCATCAGAGGTTGCCCCGGAGACAGCGGGTTCATCGGTAGACCACATCCAGATTCGCATCTGAAGATCAGCGGTATTAGCGAAAGTACCTCCGGTGATGCAAGATATAGAAGTAAGGTCAAAAGAAGAATTAGAGCTATCGTGAGCAACAGGGGTAACAGCCGAACCACCTGAGAGAGAGCTAATCCGACGTAGTGCACAAGATGTAAGAACACCAGTGACGCCTGAAGTCTGATTATTAAGTTGCCAAACACGATAGAGAGACAGCTTACGCGTCGCGTGGGCATTAAGCAATCCCAAAAGAGACTTAGCTGAAGCGAAGGCAACACCCACACCTGCAGCTGTATATGTTTTAGCCATTAGTTTATTACCTCATTCCTACAGTTAGGTGTATCAGGAAAAGGAGAGGGTGCAGCATAAACTTTCCTCTCCCACCTGTCTTTGGGGTATTTACCCTCGGCATTCTTTATTTGATCTGGTAGCCATTGCATGTTATGTATATCATCACAGCCACCACATGCTAAAGGTATTACATGATCTATAGCCCAACCTGGACATGGACCTCCAGGAAGACCAGTCGATGGACATGCGTGAATAAGTCTAAATAGTGTTAATTTAGATGTGCTACGAGCTATGGCACCCGTTTTATCACGTACAGGAGAACCGCAATAACGACTATCAAGAGAGCGTATATCATAGGGTACACTATTCTCTACTTTCGCCGTTGGTAATGCAGGGTCCAAAGGGTATACTTCCTGGGCGTATGAAACGTGGGTCATTAAGCATAGCAAGCACATGCTCATCAAGGTCTTCACAATCAAGTTCCTTGTAGAATGTAGTCTTAACATGCCCTTTAAAGAACAAAGGAGGCAACCATCTAAGCCTAGGGTTATCAGGTATAAACTCACGCTTGATTACATACCCACCCTCGAGCTCTATCATTAAGGCAACATGCGGGAACCAACCCCAATGAGACTTTCTGATAACAAGATGATCACGCTCCCTTCTGTATTTACCTGCTTTAAATGCAAATGTTATACAGTTGTCCATTTACTTCTTATTGTCACCCCAATGCTTCTTACCTTTGTTAGCATTTGCATCTGCTTCATCAAGGATAGAAGCCAACCACCAGGTGCCACGACGTAAGGTCTGATTAACAGCCTTGAGTGTCATACCTTGGGTTTCAATAGCAGGCTTGTCATCATTCCACTTCCAGACCATAGTATAAGGACCACCCTTATCTTGGTGCTTAGAGGCGTAATCAAGCTGAGCCATTGCAGACTTTTCAAACTTAGCAGCTTCAGCATCAGTCATACCCATGAACTTGTTAGTAGACTCGAGGACAACAGTCTTACCTTCAAGCACAGTGATTGTACCACCAATGTCAGCTGCAATAGCTGTGTTAACTAACGTTGTAGCAAATAATGCTGTAACAAGTAAAAAGATTAACTTCTTCATACTTACTCCTAGGGTTAGAATCCGAAACCACGTTTTGCTGAAACATTCCCTATCTTGATGGGGAATAAGTATTCTGTAGCGTATCGTACGCCATCACTAAAGTGTTCAACACCTTCTGTCTTGTCAATGGTAGCAGTATCAGAATTATTATCCACCCACTTACTACGCTCTAAAGAGGTAATAAGCCCTGTACATCTTGGGTGAATGTACATACTGATCTCACCTGCTGCAGTCTTAAGCATACGATTGACTGCTGCTACACTATCAATTATTGGTGGGCTTTTCTTATGTGCTCTTACTATTAGTTTATGCTTAGTAAGGATAGTAAAGTCAGTTACACCTACAGGCGCAGAGGTCTTCTTTGAGTTGCCTGTTGGGTCTGGATATACATATATCCTTCTGTTTGGATAGCGTGCCTTAATAGCAATTGCGAGAGTCTCTGTATCAGGATGACCCTTAAACTCATCAATAAAGTGCATCTGGTTACCACGTTTAGCAAAGACAGAGCTACATTGCAGATTAACGTTGAAGTCAATTCCGACATGTACGTCCTCGCCTTCTACAAGGTCAGGTACATCTTTAGTAACGTGAATTCGACGATCAAAACAATAAAAAATAGAATTGCCAGAGCCTTCGAACCTTGCGAGGTATTCTCGGTTGAACTTGATGGGGTCGATGGTGTGCATGACCTTTTCAATTTCATCTGGGTCAAGGTATGGCGATGTCTTATAATCATAGTGGTAGTGTCCCCAATCATCATCTATTTCATGTCGATTAGAGAGGTCATACAGATAATCATAGCCTTTAGGAGTGCCAATGATTAACGCCCTACCAGGATTTGGGGAACGCATTTTAATAGCACGTTGTCGCGACCATCTGGTGTTAATACAGGGCTGTACGATACCTTCCCATGCTTCCTTGAACCCAGGTGACTTAGTCCAGTCTGCCACTTCGTCTGCTACCACAAAGTATGCGCCTGTACCTCTAAGCCGTTCTATAGCTTCGAAGCTAACTAGCTTCATCTCTACATTATTGGGAAACCAAAAACGCCCTAGATCCTTTGAGTGCCTTAGACAGTGTGCTTCCATACCCAACTGATAGGCAATCAGAGGGTGATAGATATCAGTCACCTGTGAATATGTAGGTGCTATGATGTACACATTCTTGTTAGGAACACGAGGATCTAGGAGCATAAGCTCATTAACAGCAGTGACACCACATACACCGGCGAAGTAGGATTTACCCCATCCACGAGAGCATACTGCTGTCGCATAACGGATTTTCTTTTCAACGAATAAATCACTGTACACTTCGGATTGACCGGGATGTAGTGTTATATTCATGCTGCTATAGACCTTTCCACAAATATCACATCTTTGGCAACTTTGACTCGACAACCTTCAATACTGAAATGCTTATCCTTTTCCCATAGGAACTCCCATAACTCTGGTAAGATATGGTGCTCCCTGGCTGCTTGCTGCGCTTTAACATACGTATCAGCAATTACAAGATAAGGCTTTGTCATGTCTACTCCGAAGGACCTCTTAGAGGTTCATCGTCGTTACCATCGCTTGTTGGCTCCTCGTCTTCTACAAAGACACCACCTTCAGGCATTGCTAAGGCTAAACCCTCGATGTCAGCGTCATTAGCATCAGGTAATTCGTTTGTACTACCCTTAGAGGTTAGATTGATAGTAATAGGTGTGATTTGCTTATTTACAACTTCATTACTTTCACTAACACGCGAATAACCATAGCGTAATAGCTCTGATACACATTTCTGTTGAGCAGCTCTCAATGCTCCTAAGGCATACATAGAGGGCTTAGGTGATGCTTCCACTTTTGCGATATCAGCAGTGATTTTATCATACAGGTCTACCATCTTCTGTATAGGGTCAAAGCCAAGCTGCATTAATTTACGGTGAGCTTGACGAGTTACAATATTAACTGTACCTGGTTTACGACCACGTCCAGTAGTTATAGTTGCAGTGCCAATCTTAGGTTGTTCGATATTCGGGTCAACCTGGACGGGCACCTCGATCTCTTTAATGCGTGGGTCCATAGAGCATCCAAGTAGTGTTTTTGGTGGGGGTAAACCATTGAAACTTTATCGGTGACCCTAGCTGTAAGGCCACCTGTAAAGTCACAAGTCGGACTTCAAATAATACAGCGTAGCGTACCATTACCTTGTAAGTCTCTCTTGTGAGACAGCTTCTTACAGAGACCCTTTATTCGCAATTCACGCGTAGGACATTCAATAATCAAATCCCCAAATTCAGGTCTAAGTTTATATCCATCACAGACATTATTTATAACTGAATCTCCATTAGTATTCTTGGTAATGGTTATAGGGTTCTTCTTATTGTACTCTTGATTAGCTTTTTCTTGATTACGATTTGTAACTCGACCACTAACCTCTCCAGCGAAGCTTGAACGTGCGGAAAAGCTTAAAGCGAGTAATAAAGCGATCGAGAAAGTTAACCAAAAGATTACGCGCTCTTTGGTAGACATGAGAGTTGTCTCTATAAGACATGGCAATGCTTATTCTGTAGGAGGGGTAGGATCCACAGGCGTGTTGGCGGCAACAGCGGCAGCTAAAGAAGCAGCCTTAGCATCAAGTTCAGCAGCCAGCGCCAACAGCTTTGCAGGATCGTCCTTAAGAGCAACGATTTGTGCAGACAGACCGTTAATCAGGGCAACAGCTGAATCAACAACTGTACCGATTTCAGAAACTTCAGTTGTAACGCGGTCAAGGGCTTCGCTCATCTTTAATACCTTTTCAAGAGTTAGTGTAACTATCTTTAGTACTTCACTCGTACAACTATCATCTATTACATGGTGGTAAACATTTATTTTCATTACATGTAATTATCCTAGGTTAATTGTTTCTTCTCCACTAGGAGGATTCTCTTGTTTACCCTGTTCTGAAACCCTCTTACGAGCTTCATCCTTAGCTGCCCAATGAGCATCCCATTGTGCATTTGATGCCGATAGGTTTGCTGCAGCCTTAGCTATCTCTTCTTCACTCATCCAGTCAGTGGGAAAATACTTCTTGTCCATATAGGTTTCCCACTCACCCTCATAACGAGGATTATAATCCATCCCCGTATTCATAATAACATAAGAGCCTAAATCACCACTAGTATGATACATGCCATTGGCATTAGGAATCTCAAATGGGGCTGGTGTCTTAGCTAACCTAATAGCATAGCCCCAAAAGTTCTCACCTAATGTTTGACCAAAAGCTTTAGGCCATAATCTACCCTGGCCTTTGTATCGAGGTCCTGTAGGCTTAATTAGAACACGTTGGTTAATTAAATTACCAACATTAGCTACAAGTTCTTTATTAGTAGCTGATTGTGGATTTAATTGAGAGATGCCAGGCTTCTCACCTGGAGGCACAGACAAGCGACCTTCAGCTTTACCATGTTTAACATAATGTTCATAGCCAGATTTAAAGTAACCTGCAGTTACAGCATTGGCTACATCTTCATATGTCTTTAGATAGTAAGCTTCATCAAACAGTTGCGTAGCCGGCACCGGTAATGGAACCGGAATAGGAGGTGGTTGTTGAGTACCCTGGGATTGTAATTGAACAACCAATTGTGTAAGTGTCTCTTGAATAGCAGCAAGAGTCTTCAATAAGACACTTAGTTGTGTGTCATTAATCATCTAATGTTGTCCTTTTATAATTACCACTTGCAGGTGTGTAAGCGGTATTGTGGACTTGATTGCCTCTAAGAAAGTTAACCTGCGTTTCGAGATCTTTGATCTTTGTCTTGAGGATCCCGACGATTTCATTAAGGGCATTATAATGTACATCACATCTACGGCAATCTTTGTGCTCACAAGGAGGCAATTGTTTACCGTAGTCATCTGTAACAGGATCTAATGAGCCAAGCATTATAACGAACCCCTATCAAGCAAAGTCAGTGTAGCTTACACCCTGCTTCGTAAACTTTGCAGTTAATATTTGACCTCTAGGAGGCGTTCCGATACATATTCCAAAGTGAGTCCATGTACCTTCGTAGATTAGTTGGTCTACCTTAAGGAAGGGTACAAATGGCCTCAATTCTAGTACTACGTTATAAGGATCCATACCAGGTACATCAATGTCAGCTGCAAGACCATGCATATGGGCACTATTAGCCGCACCACCTACGCCACGGTTTAGTTGAGCACATCGATACCCACTATTGATCTTTATAGGTCTATTCAGCACTACCCTACATTGTTCTAGCCTAACAGCCAGGTAACGTAAGTTGAATAGTACATCAGGAGGTGGTGTGTTGTCAATCCCGTTTCGAACTGCATAATCACTGGCTATCAATTCTTCCAGCGTAAAATTGGCAGTAATATATGTACCCATTTAGGTGTCCTTGTAAAGACATTTATGATATACAGCTATAATAATGTATTAATAATTAATACACTAATCATTAGTACCCCTATAATGGTATTAATGATTAATATATTATAATAATACATTATACATTACTACATCTATTAAGATATTATTAATTATACACTATACATTACTACATCTTTAAAGATACACATAATGATATAAATAGGGATTATTCCGGGGGACCCCTTATCATTAATTTAACGGGTTCCAGGAGCTGTATTAATATCTTTTGTTCTATATTATATTGACATCTTGACTGACACTGATTGCGTATCACATACGGGTTAATTTAACAGCTTTGGTCTATCTCTGGCCTGACAGGAAATGAGCGTAGCAGGCGTGCCAGTTCGTGCGCTAGCTAGGCAGGTTGGTCCCAGGCGCACCCCGCGTGACCCTGGCAGTACCACCCCCTACCCTCCGATCCTGGAGAGCCTACGGGGCCAGTTTCAGGGGACCATTAATATCTTTTGTTTGTGCTATATAAAGCAAAAAAAAAAAAAAAAAAAAAAAAAAAAAAAAAAATGGTTGCCCCATGGAAAAAACAAAAAACCCCCCAAATTTGT